TTTCTGGACTTTTATCTTCATCTTTTTCAATTATTATTTTTGTATTTGAATATTCTTTTAAAATATACTCTATCAAATCATATCCAATTCTACATAATCTATCTTTATATGATACTACCAGTTCTTCTAATATATTATTTATAGCATAATCTATTATTTTTTTTAAATTACCTCTATTAAAATTTATTCCACTTCCAATATCAGTCAATATTTCATGTTTTGGATATTTTAATTTCATATAATCAACTTGATGAACTAATTCATCTTTTTGAGAATAAGAACTAACTCTACAATAACAAATTTTTTTTCTATCATCTAATTTATTGTTTATCATATTATTCTTTGAATTTAAATTTTCATCTGTATTTTTTATAAAAGTTTTAATATCATAAAAACGTTTTCCACCCGGGGATCGTATTGTTTTTATTTTTCCATCTTTATCCCAATTTCTTAATGTTTGAAAATGAACTCCTAATTTTTCTACAGCTTCTTTTGGAGAAACATAATCACCTTTAAAAAAGCTATTCATAATAATAATTATTATATCATTCTTTTTAAATCATAATGCGTATAAAACAGTTTAAAAGATTATATTTAGTATTATATAATATGAAAAAGAAAAAATATAATAATAGTAAATACAATGAATTATTAGATTCAATTAAAAAACATTCAAAAAATGTTCCATTATATAATATTTTTTTTGATAATCCAAATAAATTAAAAACAAATTCTATTTTTGATATGTATTCATATAGTGTATCATCATCTATAATAAATAATTATGAATTTAAAAATGACTTGATTTTTGATGATAAAAAAATTATTGCTTGTAAAAAAATTATATTAGAACCTTCTGAAATTCAAAGAAAAAAATTATTAAATATGTTTGAAGGATATCGAATTATCTATAATAAAACAATACAATTTTTTAAAACAAGAAAATTTAATCATAAACAAGAAAATAAAAATACTGTTTTAGAAAAAGAAAAAATAATAAAAAAGAAAAAAGCGAAAGTATCAAACACCAATATTGAAACTGATGTGATTGCTACTATGAGTAAAATGTTAAAGGATATATGTAAAGATGAAGATAAAGAAAAAAGATTAGAAAGAGTTTCTGAATTAAAACAAGATAATCGTATTATTACAGATGAAAAAATAATAAGAACATATTTTTTAAAAGAAGAGATAAAAAGAATATCAAATGAATATAAAACTCCAATTCATTGTTTAGATTATGCTGTTAAATTAGCATGTTCATCATATAAAAGTGCTTTAACAAATTTAAAAAACCGGAATATTAAACATTTTAGATTGAGGTATATAAAAAAAACAAAATCATCTTTTATAATTGATATTGAAAAAACAGCAATAAAACAAAATACAATATATCCATCATTCCTAGGAGATGTATTAAAAAATAGAGAAAATATAAAATATATAAATGTTTTTGATTCAAAAATACATTATAATGTAGATACTAAACAATTCACATTATTAGTTCCAATTGAAAAAGAAAAAGATATTTTAAATAATAATGATTGGATATGTATAGACCCCGGAATAAGAACTTTTTTAAATTGCAAAACAAATAAAGGATATATAGAAATAGGTAAAAATTTATCTTATAAACTAAAATCAAAAATAAAATTACTTGATAAACAAGAAAAAATAAATAAAGAAACATTATCAAATAAACTAAAAGAAAAAATAAAAAATATAAAAAATTATATTAAAGAAAAACAATGTTGTATTAGAAAGAAAATCAAAAATTGGATTGATGATACACATTGGAAAATAATAGATTATTTGACATCATCTTATAAAAATATAGTAATAGGGAAATGGAGTACCAAATCTATAATTCGAAAAGATGATAGCGTTTTAACATCATTAACTAAAAGAGTAGCTCAAAATTTATCATTTTACAAATTTTTACAGAGATTACAATATAAATGTAAAATAAGAGAAAATAGTTTAAGAATCCAAGACGAATGGTATACATCAAAAACATGTAGTGTATGCGGTTGTAAAAATGAAAATCTGGGAGGAAGTAAAATATTTAATTGTAATAATTGTAAAATAAATATGGATAGAGATTATAATGGAGCTCGAAATATATTGTTAAAAAGTTTATTATCAATAAAAATCGTGTCTTGATATAGAAATATATTAAGGCATGGCGTATCCGCTTACGTCATTAAAAACCAAAAAAACAAAATCGTAATATCCAGAGAGAATGAGGATGATTCCAAGACCCATCTACCACATCTAATTTTTTAATCTGATTATACGGTTTTATACGGTTTTAAGTAGCGGCTTTTGTGAAGAACATATCTATCTAATTCTTCAGTCGCTTTCTCAATTTCTCTTCGCCTATTCAAATTCAACATGACAGCGATGCGACTGAATGATGAATGAAATGATCCCTCCACATGCTTACAATACGTCAAAAGGCTCATATCAATACCAGTATCAAACAAGCTTGTATGGCGAAAACTATTCTCCAACTTTTCTATTTTTTTATAAACAACCACGTTTTTTGGATACTTTTCTAAAAACATCTCTTGTGTATTTCTGTTATCGGTCGATAAGAAAAATACAACTTCCGCATCTTTTTTAATTTCATCTTCAATAACTTTGAAGAAGTAGTCATCATTTGTATAATTTCCGCGCCCCTTAGCTAAACCAACATGGTCCGTTCTACGAACATGGAGCCCAATTGTATTATTCTTATTAAAATATTTATCCACGAATTCATGGCTTATTTTTCGAATCTTATTATTAAACCGGAGTAATCCAAAAATCTCACATTCTACCTCTGGTGTAATTATATCAACTTTTAATATTTTGGAATAAACATTCGGGACACTGTGTTGGCCTGAATATCTCTTTATCCCTTTTGGAACTTCTTTATCATTATTCACAAATTTTGAATGTGTAAACTCTTTAAAAATCTCCAAAAAATGACCATTACAAGCTCTTGCAGGAGTCCATTTTATATAACATATACACTCCTTATTTGGACATCGATGAGACATCGCCCGACAATATGAATAAAATCCACAAATCCAACTTAACCTATTACACAACCCGTGCTGTGGAATTAAATATATACACATAATTTATATTTATATAATTATAAATCATGAAATGATTTATAATTTTAGAATTTATATATGACAAAATAATTATTTTCATTTTATTGAATTAAAGGACAGTCGCCATCAACCATTTCTCTGACTAAATTTATGAAACTATATTCTGGCTTCCATCCCAACTCAGTCCGCGCCTTTGTAGAATCCCCCAATAACATATCCACTTCCGCCGGACGAAAATAGTTAGAACTTACAAAAATAAGTTCCCTCCCCGTTTTACTATCATATCCCACTTCATCTAATCCTTCCCCTTTCCATTTAATGTCAAACCCTCTCATTTCAAAAGAGAGTTCAATAAATTCGCGGACACTATGATATTCATTCGTGCTCAAAACATAATCGTCCGCATTCTCATTCTGTAAAATCAACCACATTCCTTTTACGTAATCCTTCGAATGTCCCCAGTCGCGAAAAGAGTCCAAGTTCCCCATGACTAACCGGTCGCGCTCGCCTCGCAAAATCATCCCGAGACCCCTCGTAATCTTGCGTGTTACGAAAGTTTCACCTCGACGCGGGCTCTCGTGGTTGAACAGGATTCCATTCGTCGCATACATACCATAACTTTCGCGGTAGTTCTTAACTATCCAGAAACCGTATAATTTCGCGACGCCGTAGGGACTCCTTGGGTAAAAAGGAGTTTTCTCCGTCTGGGGGGTTTCTTGGACTTTCCCGTATAGTTCGCTTGTGGATGCTTGATAATAGCGGGTCTTCTCTTGTAGGCCGGTCGATCGGATGGCTTCAAGAAGCCGGAGAACACCGAGACCATCAATATTACCGGTATATTCGGGCATTTCAAAGCTGACTTTCACGTGGCTCATCGCACCTAAATTATAGATTTCCAGTCGGTCCATTTCTGGATAAGTCGTCTTAATTTCGGAAATAATGTGTAATATATTTGCGGAATCGGATAAATCACCATATCTTAGGATAAGAGCCTTATTTGAATAGAGATGGTCAATTCTATGAGTGTTAATGCTCGAACTCTTTCGAACAATACCCCAGACAATGTAGTTCTTTTCGAGCAAAAATTCAGCTAAATAAGAGCCATCTTGTCCAGTTATACCAGTAATTAATGCTATTTTTGTTGTTGTCATAAAATATGAATCATAATAATATTTTAACCAAAACGCAATAACTTTTTTTGAAAAAAAAGTTGGGAGATAAAAATGTGAATAATTTATAAATTAGAATTTGTTATTCCATTATTTATTAATCCAAACGGATTATTTTCATTTTTGCATCTTGCCTGTAATTCACCTTTTACATAATTATATATTGTTCTTGAAAAAGAACTATTTTCCTGTATTCTATATTCATCAATATTTTTTATTAATCTTCTTAATTCAGCGCTATTGATTTCTTCAATCGGAATATAATATAAATATTTCTTAGGTTGCATTTCTATACTACTACGAGGTGGTCTATTTCTATTACTTCTTACAATTGATGAATCAAATAAATTCAAACCTAAATTTTGAGAATCCATATTTGTTCTTATTCTTGACATTCTTGACATTCTTCCATGTACTAATTCACGAAATGCAACCCCATGAAATGACCCAATATCTTTGCTATTATAACATACATATCTATAATATTTAATTCCATCTATTTCAATTACTCCAAAAAATATAAATGGATGATTTATTCTTGTTAAATTTGTAAATGATTTTCGAATTATCTTAAATGGACTTCTTCTATTATATTCTAATTCCGATAATATAATGTGATCTGGGTCAACTCTAAATGTATTGCCAGTATATTCTTCTCTTTTTAATGTTGTTCTGGGTTTTCTTGTATTTGTCGGCCTATTATTTCTTAATTTTGAATCAGAACGTAAATAATCAGTAATATAATGTAATATATTGTGCGATGAATTATTCGGTTTTTGACTTCTTATAAAGTCGTATACACTAACTAAATCAGGAACTGAAATACGATTTATTTCTATCTTTTTAATTTCTAATAATACAGATTTATTTATAAATTTTTGTCTTGAACGAGGATGGTGTCTTAAATTTCTTTTTGAAGCATTCATTGGTAAAGTTTCATCAGTAAATAATAGTTTTGTATTTTGATTATTTAAGTTCCTCTCACATAATTCTAAAAAAGTTATATCGGTATCTAATTTATGACAGGCATACTTAAAATATTTTATTGAATTTATTTCAATTTCCCCAAAAAATAATAATGATTTGTCTTCTAATTGTTTTACTTTACTATTACTATTAGATTTTTTGAACACATTTTGATTCATTATAGTTTATATAATAAATTATTATGAATCATAATGTTAAAATCTATAAATAATTACAGTTATTTTCAAAAAAGTATAGTTTTTTCAAATAAAAATATTATTTTTATATTTTTATAAAATTAAAATAATATAATCAATAAAATCCAGAATTGATGATAAATAAGTCTGTATGAGAGTATAAACACTAAGTAGTTCCGCTTTCAGAAAATTTGTTTTATTATTCCAAACAAATAAATCATTAATTATTTCGATTTCATTTGTTGAAGTTCCATAACACGATTGTTATTTGAAAAACGAACAGAATTATTTTCAGATAATGAATTATTTTCAGATAATATTTTATTTAATGCAGTTAAGTCATTATTTTTAATGAATAATTTATTGATTTTACGAACATGTAGAACAGTTTCTTCATTTCTTTTAGTAGAAAATGGTTGTCTTGTTTTTGGTGGTATATTTATCCTAAATGGGGAAGATACTAATGGGCGTTGTCTTCTATTTGGTGTAGACGCAAAAGTTAAAAGGAGTGTCGGATGATTTGTAGTGAAATGATTGATTTTTTTTACAAGACGATTAACAGTGCGTTCTTCCAATAATAAAAAATGTTCCTTACCATTTCTTATATAAAATGCATATCTATAATATGTTTTTTCATGTAGTCTAATTTCTCCAAAAAATACAATATCTAAATTTAAATCATTTGAATGCTTTTTTTTTATTATACCATTTCGTGGACTTTTTCTGAAAAGTTCTGGATTATCAAAAGGAATTCCATTATTCGCATGCGAATTCATATTTATAATATAATACATAATAATTTTACGAAATGCTAAATTACTCAACCACGTTATCAATAAACTCTCGAATCGACATCAAATATTTTTGTATAAGCGTATAAACACTAAGCAATTCCGCTTTTAGAAAATTCGTCTTCTGATACTTCGTCGAAAGAATATCAAACAGCTGATGATGACAATCGCAAATTTCCCTAAAAACACCTCGTTGATATTCATTCAAATCGAAGTATTCTGGATGGTTTGGATTGAAGACAACAGCCTTCGAATAAATTCGCATCTTGTTGAAGAATTTCTTAAAGAAGCGTCGAATCTTTATCTTACATACTCCGCTTAAAGGAGTCGTAGTCCGCTTCAAGTAAGCAATTGATTTTTTAACAAGTGAAATAACTGATATAACATAATCATATTCGGCTTCCCCATCGTGTAAAGACATGTCGTAATCGGAACAATCCGACTCTGAATCAATATCATCATACTCTTCTGGAAACATACACTTCTGAACATTCAATCCATCCAATTTTTCCATAATTTCATCTAAATTTTGTTCAAAGGTCCGCTTACCTTCTTTCTCAGTCGGTTTCATTTTGATTTTCATTATGAGTTTTAATAATAAAAGATATTAGAAATAATATATTTCATTTTTTACGAAAACTACTAACTACCAACAAACCACGTCTGATTCGGATTAATTGAAGATGAACAAACGTCTAATGCAATTCTATTAACAGTCCCTTGTTTAGTGCCTTGTACTGGTTTACCTGTTGTTGGGTCTAAATTTTCATTTGAATTACCATAACCACGTGTAAAATTTGCTTGCATTGTCATACATCTTCCATTTTGGCCTTTTGACATTAACTGCATATTTTGATTCCAAATAAACTGTTCATTTGGATCATCATACTTTTGACTACAAGTATTACTAAAAACATTATTTTTATCATCCGTGCTTAGACAATAATTTGACAATTTATTTTTAACTCGAACACCATTTCCATCAGGAGTATTTTCTAAAAACCAATACTGAAACGGAGCATAATTTTTATTGTCTAAATAAACAATTGATTCTGCTCCCTTACCTGCTGTTGGGGTAGCTACTGTTTTTGTCGCCATATTCAATAACTGTCCGGCAGCAGAATAACTCATTCCGGGTGGTCCCTGAGGACCAGATGGGCCCCGTGGTCCTTGAAGACCCCGCGTTCCCGTATTCAAAGACTGAGCCTGTGAAACAATAACTTTTTGAACTGATGTTGTAAATTCATCAAAATCTTTTTTTAATTGAGTTATTTCTGAGCTTTGATTGCTTTTACTTATTGCTACGACTGATATAATACCAGCACTAATTGAAATTAATGATACTATTACGATTCCAATGATTAATATAGTTGAAGTTTCCATATTATATAATAATATTTTTTAATCGTCCATAATATCATCATATAACACACGATTCTCCTTAGTAGATATCAAACTTATTTTAGCGCGAGTAGGTTTATCAATAAATTTTTTAATTATCTCATAACTGTGTATAAATACTGATGGTGGGTCGATTATTACGGCCTTTCTTAATTTCTCCGGAAATAACTGTTTAAGAATATCTGCTAAATATTTTACAAATTGATAATTAATCTGTTTTATTTTGAAGCTTTCCAAATAAACTAAAACATCAAATTTGTTCTCCTTAATTTTTTGAGATTTTAAAAGGGCCTTTGTGATTACATTCGCAATAAATGATGTAGCTCGAACAATCTCCTTTTCATCAGATGGTTGAATCCAATCTTTTGTAGAAAAGATAACTGTTCCAAATTCAACGTCTTCTGAAACATAAATCATCTGAGTCAATGATTCAGTTGAAATAGCATTATTACTACTACTTGTTCCAAACATAATTATTAGTAGTAATATTTCTTTAATTGAAAAACGAATAACTTCGCCTAAATAAGAGAATTTTCCAACCATGAAAATGAAGATTTCTTCATCTCTTCATAAAATTTCTCCACATTCATCCCACCAACAACCACTGATGCAACGCCCGACACAGGTTTTGCGCGAACTTCCGTAAATTCGCTTTTATTGTTGCGATTATTACGTCCTCCATCATCGTGCTTTCTCCAATTCGTCCTTGGTTTTTCCTTGTCTTTTTCTCTGTCTTTATTCTCTTTCTTAATCCACGAGTTCATTTTTATATACTATAATAGTTATTCTTTTAAACTGTTTTACGTAAAAAATGGTTTAGAAATATCCAGCGTTAATATAATTATGGAACACGTAATCCCCGACAAAATAAAAACATATTTTTATGACACTCTTATCAAAACCGAGTTCGAGCGCTTTCTAAAATTTAATAATCTGGAAACTAAATCATTCAGTCCAATTATTATTAATTCCCAAAATTCTTATTTATCTCAACTATATATCGACAAACTATTCTCATTGCTATACCCCGAAGACAAAAACATCAAATCAAACTATGAACATAAACTAAATACAAAAGTCAATTTTAATGTGAAATTATCAAAGAATTGTATCGAAATTAACCCATCCGAGTATGGAATAAATGACCGCTATATTATCAGTGAGTATATAAATGAGGTATCTTCGATGAATAATATCGCGACCGGATACAAAAAGAATATTATCATCTGGAATATTGATAAATTGGGGGACATCGCATTTCAGGCGCTTTTTCATCTCATAAAAGTGAATGAAGATAGCGCAAATTTCATATGTATTTCTCAGAACCCAAATAAAATCCCGAAATCATTTTTTAATATTATCATCCCATTCCACATTCAGAACCCATCCAAGCAATTTTATATTGATTTTTTCAATACATTCGAAGAATTTCACACAAATATAGATGAAATCGAAAAGATAAAGACTGGTTGTTTCGATTATAGTTTCAATAGTTTCCTAAAAAATATCGCCATATTTTACAATTTCTCTCTTTCATCATTGGATTCCTTTGAAAATAGTTTCCGGAAGTTCATTGAGAGCCTCTATTTAAAAATAATATCGAAAACCAGAATCGGAGACGCATTTTTAGAAGAAATCCGGAACTCCCTATATGATTTATACGTTTATCACTTCACATATAATGAAGTCATCAATGTTTTCATAGATATTATAACAAATGATAAGAATATTCCAGAGCAAAAGAAAGAGAGGATACTCGATTACGCCTGTTATTTTAATAGAACATCATTTTGTGGGAATAAAGAGGTCATTCATTTAGAGGCGTTTGTATATAATCTGATACATATTTACCATGAGAATGCTCCAAAGATTCCTCGTAAAATTAAGACTTAAAATTTAATATATAAATAAGATTATGCCTCCATCAACCATGAACTATTATACCGTTCTCGGAATAACAAAAGACGCAAATGAAGAAGAAATAAAGAAGGCCTACAAAAAATTGGCGATGAAATATCATCCAGATAAGAATCCAGATGGAGAAAAAGAAAAGGCCGAAGCTGAATTTAAAAAGATTTCGGAAGCCTACTCCATAATAGGAGATCCAATCAAGAGGCGAAACTATGATTTAGGAATACCAACATCAATCGGTGGTAATTTTGACCCTTTTACAATGTTCAATTCTTTCTTCGAAAATAAGGATATTAACAGTTTCATAAATGACTTTTTCGCAGAGCAATCAGGAAATCCTTTTATGGGGTCATTCGATGATATTCTCGGAGGAGCCGACATTAAATTTTCGATACACACATTCACGCAAATGCCCCCAATGGCCGGAGGTATTGAAAATATGGAAGGAATCAACTTTTTCGATATTGTTAATCGGACGCGCGACAAGTTAAAGGCGAATGTCGAAAAGAAGACAATCGAAATAAATTCAGACAAGACACGGATTGAGCAATTAGAAAAAGAGAACTATCGATTACGCGAAATAAAGAGCAGTCAGTATTTGAAATATGAGAACATTGAGAAAAAAATGGTTGTATTTCCGGAAGATATCCTCTGTAAAAAGTCGAAAAAAATCAAGTTTATCCGGTATGCCTTCGTCGATAAAAAATTTGAGGAGACAGAAGTCCGTCATCAGTATGAGTTAGAAGCAGATTTTAATAAGCTGGTATATACTTTTAAAAATGCGGGACATACGCATAAAAAATACAAAGAGGCTGGTGATTTAATTATCCGGCTATCACTGAATAACGGCCTCATTAAATACAACCCATTAAAAAAATCTATGGTAATCCCGATTTCTTATAAAAAGTTGGGGAAGTTCCAAAACAAAAAAATAAAATTTGGTAATAATTCGGATTATGTAGTAGATTTGGACGGAGTTGAGAATGAGACTATTGCCGTATTCAAGAAAGATGATGCGCGTTTAATTATTATCATTACATCTAAACTAACAGAAGTATTTAAGAATTATGAGGAAATAGAACAAGAATCACCCTCTTGGGAAAGAGAAGATATTTTTAAGAATGATGATTTTAGTTCAATGAATTGCCTTTTTAATTTCTTATAGATAATATGGAGAATCATTTAAAACAAGTAGATTTTATTCATATGTATCATTTATATTCCGAATATTATTTGCCCAAAATTAAATTACATTACAAAAGGAAGTTATTAGACGCAGAAAAAAAAGACATATTAAAGGTCTATTTAGACTCCAAATTTTTATCGGAGAAAATCGCTATAAAATTGGGGGCGAAAGTTAATAAGGCGAATATCTACGATTATGAATATCGACTCATATTTAATCAGGGTGTCGTCGGTTTCCATTTTATAAGTGATAAGAGCATCACTTCAATTACGAAGCTAATCCGTTATTACTTTTTTATCGTCTTTTTGCGAATTAACTACGTAAATAAAAATAAAGTTCTCAATTTTATGAATAATGTGTATATTTATTTAATTACGGTCCCAGTCGCGAAGAAGCTATCTATTCCAATATCGGTCGATGATGTAAATAGCGCATGCACGCAGGTTTATAATGAATATTACGGCGGTCCTATTTATATATGGCGCGAGGATGAATTGGCGAAAGTTTTACTCCACGAGACCCTCCACAGTGTCCACTATGACTGGGAAATCATTAATCAGGCGCTTATTCCGGAATTGAAGAATTTAGAGACGAATATCAGTCGCGAGAACGGACTCAATGCTAATGAATCATACAATGAATTAGGGGCCACTTTTTTTATGTCGCTATTTTCATTGAAGGCGAAGCCTGAAGATAAAAGAAAGGAAAAACGGCTCATTCGAGAATATGTTTTGAAAGAGTTGGACTATTCATTCGATAATTGCGCAAAGATTCTACTAAAATATGGAGTCCGTGATAGCAATGACTGTAATAATTTAAAAACCGTAGAGAAGTGCGACTATCGTCAGGAGGCGTCGGCGTATAGCTATATTCTTCTTAAAGGGGGGCTACTGTGGTATATTTTATATAAAATCAAATATGATAAAAAACACGAGGACCGTGTGAATTGCTTGGAGCAGTTTATGAGCATCGGGTTCTGGGGTAAAATGGGGGCCTCTTTTCAAAGGATACTCGTCCAAATATTGAAGGATAAAGAGTTCAATAAAATAATCAATAAGCGCATTAAGAAAATGAAGCAGAGTAAGAGGAGAGGGCGACCAGAAGACTTCTTTTTTACATATCATGGATGGAAAGGAAAAGGAAAAAATTGATTAAAATTATTGATTTATTTTTTAGACATTAAAAATGAACTCAGTTGAATTACCACAATATATGTTTGAACAATTACAGAGAATCTCTTCCGGAATTTCCAGAAGAGATTTAAGAGAATTTCAGTTTTTTCATTCAATGAACAAGAGAATCATTATGGATTTTTTTAGTTCAAATTTTGAATTTCTATCGACACTCCCACTTGATGAAATCGCACAATTTCTCAAAATTGCTCTGTTCATCATGTTTGAAAAATACATGCAGAACCAATCAACCAAAAATGCGATAGGAACTCCACTTTTCCAAGTTTTACACAGCGCGATGCGCTTAGATTCTCCGGAAGATAATTCAAGAGATTTTATTATGAACTATAAAAGTCCCTGCTTCAATTTGCTCTGTTTGCTCTATTCAAAGATATCGGCTCAAATGAGACCGAAAACACAAGAAGAGTATCGACTGGTTAAACAGGCTTTTATTGACATAGTCAATAGCCTCGTTCCAGACATTCACTATCTGATGACGGAAAAGTATCCTGCCGATTGCGACGAAAGACAATTCTTTTTTGGAAAGAATCCAGACCGATTTGAAACACTTTTTCTGTTTCAAAAACTGTTTTTTGAAATAACATCACATGAGTTCGAGACAGTTATTTTTTTAGAAGAAAATCGCCTTTACGTCAGAGCCGTCCAGAAATTTTTTGAGGAAATACACACTACTCTTCAAAAAGTGTAGAGTTGTGCGTATTTGCGCCTATTTATAAAACAAATGCTTAATGTATTTCTGTAAATTAAAATACCGATATCCTCCACTCTTCTTATCAGCCGTTTCAAGAGGGGTCAGTAATTTCTTCAATTTATCATCAGGAATAATATACTGCGAATTCTGTGGGTTTTCCAGTTTTTTCTCTTTAATATAGCGATTAATGATTTTCGTAGTGGATGGTCTCGATATCATCATATTCTCATCCATTTCCTCAAATTTAGAATCTTCCTTTAATTTCTCCTCCGCACTTATTAGAGAAATAAATGTTGAGACCTCCGGATTATTAAAAAAGTCGATTAATTCCTTGCGAATTTTAGTCTTCTTGAAGAATCCGGTCGGTTTGCGCTCTTTTTTCTCTCCTATATCGCCTCCACCAACTTTCGCAGGTTTAATCTTCTTCGGTTTCGCCTTCATTGACTGAAATAACTTCTTCGATTCTTTCTGATAGTTGCGAAGGTTTGCTTCAAGGCTTTTAAGCCCCATTTTTAAATTATAAATTGATACCAACATATTCTGGGCAAATGTATCTAATTCAACCATTTTTGACATTGTTGCGTTTGTATCACTCAATTCCATTGCGACGGATTCTTCATCTCCATTTACACTCATAAACAAATATATTTATTTTTCTTTAAGTTATTTTTTCGATAATAAAATATATATTTAATTTATGGAAGCACAACCAGACGTCCAATTAGGAAAAATATTTATTGTATTATGGATGGGAATTATGTTATTTATTATTATTTTGGTAATTGTTGTTTATTTTAACGCGAAGAGTGAAGCTTCAGATTGCGACCCCAAAGAACTCAATACTGAAAAGTCTGAGAAAAAATCTGATAGTCCAACTCCTAAAATGTTTATTGCTTTTCTTGTTATAACCGCTTTTGCTGTATCTACAATGAATTTGACATATAAAGTTAATTACTTTAAGAAAAAAACAGAGGAAACCGTAAGTGGTCCTGCTTCACCTGTATTATCGATGTTAAAGAAGTATCAGGCTCAACAAGGACAACCAGAAGGTCCAAATTATTCTGTGAATAATAATAATCTTGAACGTTCTAATACTGGAACCGAACAAAATAATCAATAATATCATTCGCAATTTTGGGTAAATAGAAATTGTCATCTCCAGAATCATCCGCCCCCATCCGAACATACAAATCATAATAATCACACTTGCGGACACTACTCCCATCACACTTCACCCACTTCTTCAAGAACGACTCTTCCAATCGTATCCCCCGATACATTCCAATGATTTCACCAATATAGTGTAATTTTTCACCCCCTTTAAATTCTACCGGAATATTTATTTCCATTCGACTATTGCTCCCTTCTTCTCCAAAACGGACATTCGTCAGAAACTCCGCAACACCCTCCCTTATTTTGGGAATCATATAGTTCTGGTTCAACCCCAGATTGAACGTTTCTCCCAAATTAACAACCTGCGTGCAAGTAAAAACAGGGTCTGACGATATTTTAATAAAAGGGAGCCTGATTTTATCATTCGTTACACTCTTATCTTTTAATTTGTTCGTCGATATGCTTTCATCAATGATTTTGTTCTCACTGATGGACCCATCCAATATCTTGCTCCCTTTTATTGACATATTCATAATATGGCGATCATCAATTGAATTAATCGCAATGTGTTTTCCTTCAATCGCATTGTTCTTGACTTTGGCGCCAGTTATAACATTATCGATTATATGGTCCTCGCGAATAATATTCGCTGATAAATGGCGCTCCTCCAAAAAAGAGTCCTCCAAGTGGTCCCGTCTTATCTGACCCAGCCCGATATGATGACCCACAACAGAATTCTTCAAAATATGGTCCGCAGTTATAGATTGAGGTCTGATATGTTGGCCCGTAATTGCGCCGTCCTCAATGTTGAGGGTTCCCACAGCATTTGGTGCAATGTGGCCCCTCTTTATTGAATCCCCGCAAATATTCTCCCATCCGATACACGCATCACTTAAATGCGAATTCAAAATGATTTGATTACGCAAATGATTCGCGCATATTTGCTCATTGGCGATATGTTCACCCAATATTATATTTGCGCACAGATGTTTCGTATCCACGGACCCCCTACACAAATGACGGGCTTCGATTTGTTCATGCTCAATATTCGCACTCATAACACACCCCGCCGTCAGATTTTTATGATGGATAATTCCATCCTTCAAATGAGCCTTATCTACACAATCACTCGCCAATTCTTTTTCCGTAATAATCCCCACTGTCAGATGATGATTCCTAATTGCGCCATCCTTCAAATGGCTATCCCCGACTGTTTTCGGATGTATATTGGCCCCTTGAATAACTTTCGTCCCAATGTGGCGCGAATCAATAATCCCATCCGGAATTTGTGCCCAATCCACTTGGAGTGTCCCATCTTTGATATATTTAGATGCATCAATAGAGTTCTCCCGAAGCGTAATCCCTTGGCTCGATTCCAAGAAAATTGAAGTGTCCAATTTGAGCCGGATTTCCTTCCCGACCTTTGATATACCCCCCACATACTCCAAATTTTCAATCCCGTTTATCTGTAATGAGTCATATCCTTCTCCTTTATTGAACAAGAAATATTCACTCCGGCCGTAGCGCCCCTCCCTAACATAAAGCTTCGCCGGTAGAGAAATATCGTTTATTTTCTCCAATTTAATCAGACTTCCGATATCGGACACCCTGAAAAGCTCCGGCCCCGACCTATTCAGCATAACTACATATTTATCCACGCTTAATTCACCAATCGTCCTCGAAAGAGATAGTTCGGCTTCTTCATTGACGGAGCCATCCGCACCCATACACAAAAAGTCGCAAACAATATAGTTCTGTAAACCATTACATATCTGGTCCACATAGCGCTTCGTTGCGACATCACCGGCATATACTGGGTCCCCCACATTCCGGATTGAATGACGGACCTTCCCATCCGAGAAAACAATATCACCCCCTATTTTAATATTCCCGAGCGATAAATCCTCCATTTTAATTGTATCCAGCTTCTCATTCATTTTTTCCATACGGAACTCATTTTTTTCGAAGTTATAATAGAAATGAGAATCGACCTTCGTATTTGTAAAAATCATTGGACACAACAATTTAATCTTTTCAACCGCAGTTAAATCGAGTGGCTCCTGCTCCACCTTATTCTCAATAATTTCCTCCTTTTTACCAAATGGGACCCATTTCTCACCATCGTAGCCCTCGAATAGATTCTCCCAAAAGCGAATATACCCCGCTTTTTTCTTACCGGCGTTTTCCCCGAGACAGACTCCCACTCCCAGATTAGCATCCTCACACACGACCAACTTCTTATCAATTAATACATCCCCTCCAACTTCGAGGGCTTTCTTTGGATTCGACTTATTTATACCAATTCGCCGACCAGTAGTATAAATAATATTGTCATCTTCTCCACTCATCCACAGGCTCTCTTTTGTAAAAGTCTTCCAGCGCTCACCATCATAGCCCGCAAAATTCCCATTGCGATAGGAAATCATTCCCTCTTTTGACTCTTTTGCTTGACCTACGATAACGGATTCTAAAAAATAAGACGGCTTTTTAAAAATGGAACCTCCCTCCACAATAAAAGGGGCGAGGCTCATATTACGGACCTCTTGCGTATTCTCAACATGAATACGATTATATCTTTTTGAATCTAGAAAAGTATTGTGATACATTTATAAATAAGAGTTTTATTGTTTTTAAATTGAAAGATAATCCAGCTAAAAATCAATTCTCGATTTTTAGCCGATTGTTTTCAACAGACATTGAAAGATAATCTATCTAAAAATCAATTCTCGATTTTTAGCCGATTATCCTTAACGGAACAGATTTTGTCTCGATATGAAAACACCGGATACCGAAACTCATTCTTTTTCAAATTTTTGACTTTGACCTCATTGAATAAGAACTCAATCGCAAATTCAAATACAGTATCATTCATCAAAATTAAGAACTGGTTCAGTCCATTATGAAAAAGATACTGGTATTGAAGCCCAATCTTATCAAGGCTCGGAAAAAATATTTTATTATTGATAACAAATAATCGCGTCAAATTTTCAGTATTCTGAACGCATATTTGCTCCAAGCAACATGAATACAACATTTTTCCATCATTTCCAAATGTTAGGAAAAGGATTGAGCTCGAATGAGGTTCGGACCTTTGCATTTTTTGAACAGTTGTCGTTATCCCATATTTTTCAAAATATCTATAATAATATCCGACGACGAACATTAAATTTTGAGGATGGAACGCAGTTGAACAAACGTATCCGTATTCTCCTTGCTCAATCCGATAAACTGGATTCATTTCTGTATTTGTAATCGTCCATAAAACCATTTTTTGATTACATGCAGTTATGACATATATTCCAGACGAATGAAATGATATGCTCATGACCGCATACTTGTGTTCGGCGATATTCACGAAAGGATAAAACTTCCCCTGAATAATATCATTCGCGGTAGTCGGATTGACAACGCATTTCCCGATATTTCCGGAGAAATCACCTCCAAATAGGAAGAACAAATCGCTAACAGACCACTCACCCGCACTTATTTGAAGTGGGACTTGCTGTGTATGACGATAAATAATGTGGAGCTGGTCTCCATCAATCCGATAAAATGTCAATGAATTGTTATCTTGATTGAAAAGAATCGTGCCTGAATGATTAATTCGTATGACTTTCATTTTATTTGGATAAAAATAAAATGGAATATATAAAATCATTTTTTTTCAATGGGGATTCGCACCGGAGTTGGAATAAATCTGGGTAGACGCTTTATTCCAAGGAACTGCGAGTTTTTCCTATTCATCGCGCGAATAATATCGGATGCGTTATATTCTTCTACTAAATTTCCCATGTTTTGTTGCGCGATAGCGACTTTTCTTTTTATTGCGCGGACAACAATCGCAACATGGCCATAATTTGTATTCATGCGATTACGTTTCCAAAAAAGAATGTCCCCTACTCGTAAATCATCAACATTCTGGGAATTGACAGTTTCTAATAAAATGACTTGGTTCGTATTTATGTGGATGAGTGAGTTGATTGAGCTGAACATATCAAAAGCGTCAGGAATCGATGGGAATGTAAGGCTATAATATAAGGTAAAATACCGGCGGACTAATTCGACACATTCGAATGGTATTCCATAACTGGAATATATCTTTTTGGGGTTCTTTTTATATAATATGAGAGGATCTGGTATCATATTATATGGTTATAATATTATATCAAATCAAATAAGTGTAATCTCGATTTCTATATCTATATCAAATAAGTGTTATCTCATTTAATGGTTTTTTACAAAACCATTAAATGAGATAAGTGTTATCTAATATAGAAATTACGTAAGTAATTGCTATATTAGATAAGTGTAAGGGCCGAATCCCTGAACAACCACATCCCCCTTCCTCGGCTCGCTTTCAAAATCAGTCCCCGCCCTTTTTCCAATAACCTGCCAATAGAATTCCAAATCAATCCCGTAAATTCTATCGCTACACACTCGCAATATATTCCCCCCAACAATATCCGCCCCTAAAATTCCCACCGGTTTCCCCCTCGGCGTGATATGAATCGTATGACTCTCCTTTTCCACGACCTTACTAAAATACGCCGGCAATTCAATATCCGCCGATTCATCCCCGTATTCAATACGGCCCACCCCTCTATAAAACACATCCGCAGTCGGCCCCTCCAAACAAGCATGAACCAAATATTTATCGGCGTGTATCGGATGTTGAATCGTAAAATTCTTTACTCCGACCCTCTTCTTAACTGCGGGGGCCCCGTTATTAAAAGGAATCGCGAACAGTCCATCGCCCTCCCACAAGAACCCCACCTCGTTCCCGATACTATTCCCGATACATCCCGTTTTCAAAACGGCCCCGTTATTTCCAATCCGATTATTGAAAGTCGCAAATGCGCCCCCGCACATCATATCACCCGACGCATATATTCCACCATCGCCCGCCTGAACACTAAAACTATCGGACCCCATCTTATAATTAATATCATCCATATCATCGCGCCTCCCAAGAAAGACAACCCCCTCATCCTCCACAACAACCCGCATATTCCGGCCCATCTCAATCGACGACTTTCCGTCGGCCGTCTCCCCCACAATCTTCGCCCCACCTTTTATACCCCTTCGATACAAATGTAGCAGGTCCCGATTATCATCGCCACCCTCCACCAAAACAACGGAGGAATCCCCCCTACTATTCACCTGATTACCCACTACGTGTAAAGCGCTCACCGCCTTTTCAGTCCCAATACCAACGCCCCCTCCATTGAAAAAACTCCCACCAGACCCCACATTATTCACGACAAACACCGTCCGATTCACATCATCTGGTCCCTCGCAATCTACCCACTCAATCTTCGTAAAATGTTTTGGAGCCAATATATCAAGAACGCTCAAATCTGTCTTCCCCATCATTATATACTGAAAATTCCGATTGATTCTTCGATACAATTTATAACCGTAGCAATTATCCACTATCTCCCATTCCACATTCGCAAAAACGCTACTTGCTTCATCGCCATAATGATACTCGTCGCTTTTTCTACAATTCGTCGCCTTCCCCTCCGCATCCAAGCTACACACGTAATATTGAATTGTATTCTCGGCCCCGATGTTATCATCGCTATACTGAAACTCCACAAAAATCTTCTTAGGCGGGAACAACTGATGGACATTCTGGAAAGCCTTAACCGCCGTAATAGTATCCCCAAACTCCACTTTATCAGTTTGTCCTCCGGAACTCAATTCAAGCTCCCCGTTCTTTCCAAAATGGAACTGCTTTCGATTTACCTTCAACCCGACTCGCGCGTTTTCCCCGTGATGAATGACCGACTTTGATATATCAATACCTGACTCCCCAATAAGATGGATATAATTATTCCTAATATACTTGTTGTCCAATGACCCAACTTTCAATTCGAGCCCGTTCTCCCCAATATCGAACACTTCTGGGTTCACAACAACCGAAAACTGGTTGTTCTCCTTTTTAATTCCAGCCCCATTCGTATAGCTTTCTGTCTTTGAGAATGTATTGAAATGAATCGGGCTCCGGTCCCACTCAAAATCATCCACACAATTAAAGCAAACACCCACTCCTATGTCCTCAATAAATGTGTAATACATCCGCAACGCATCCGCTCCCATCCGGCTACAAAAATCGCTAGCCCTCTCAATCGCAAACTCATCCACCCCAACATACACCCCGTTCTCCGCGGAATTCTCCTGATTCATCAAAATATAACGCACCCCTTTCTCGAAGCGCGCCTCTTCTACGTTAATTTTGGAATCCGCATATTTTCCACTGGCAACCTGAATCGAAGACGCAACAGGCTTCGCAATACGAATCCCCGACAAATAGCGGTCAATATATCTCTTATTCACGGCGTCCGTGTCCGCAATGGGGTCATTCATATCCCGAATCCGATTCATCCCAATGGAAACGTCATTCCCGAACGATTTATTCCAGAGTTGTTGCTTATCTTTGGAGCCCACAATTTCACCATCTAATGGCGCCCTCTTCCCCCCCACAAATTCAGCATTCATATTCATAATTATTTTTGAGTTTTCGACAGTCATCTCTTTGAAGTGGGCACCCTGCTCAAAATGGACGGATCCATTTAATGTAATATCGGCCTTTTTTTGGGTCGTGTTATAAAAGAGGTTTCCAAGGGCGTCAATCTTCATAATTGATTTATGATTTGCGTCCAACACTCCTAGAATTGTGTTGTGTATTACCAAATTATAGAGCTTGTTCGGCTCAAATATGATGACGCTTTTTTCATCAAATGGGCGCACCGTTATTTTGTCTCCATTTATCTCCATAATTTGGAGGGGAACTGAATCAACGATAGCTATGTCCAGAATGGTTATGTAATTCTCAATTGCGCCCGATATTTGGATAATGAATGTCATCTCTCCAATATACATCGCACCCTGAATTGTAAAACTGGGGAGTCCTTTTATTGATACACCATCCATATTTGTTTTCGTGTGAAACCCTACCTTTCCCATTTGATTAATACAGAAATCATTATTTATTCCAAAATCGAGAACATCCGGATATATAATTTTACCGGATAAGTATAAGTCTTTGATGAATCGCTGGACGGACCCGATGTCATGGGTCGCATTTTGGGACGGCTCTATTTTTCCTGCGAACGTTATTTTTCCAGTAGAGAGGTCATTTTTAAGTGAGCTCTCTAATTTACGGATTGCACCATTGGATTCATCCAATCTCTTTTCAAGATTTTTTATATATGGTAGAAGTTCGTTGCTCATGATTTAAATTATTTGGATTCTTTTAAATTATAAAATTCGCGTTTTATATTTTATGAAAATTCTAAATTATATCTTTTCGAAATATATTTTTTTACACTTTTTTCATTTCCGAAACCATCTATAAAATATAGATGGTTTAACCATCGCGCAGTTTGTAATCCTTTTACTTGTTTAATCATCGAAGATACACTATATTTTTCATTATTATCCAGATAATATAATTTACCTCGATCATCAATAGAAATATTATTGATAGGAATAAAACTATTATTATGTTTGATTCCAAACTGGACAAGACCATTTAATGTATCAATTACACTAATAATTATTTGATTATCACTTCTGGTGTTCATTTTATTGATAAAGTATCAATACTTTTTTATATTTCAATTTTTATTTTTATTTTTTAACTTAAAAATATATACCATTTATACTATTAGAAAATGACATTCTATAATTCAATGATTAGTGTTTTATTTGAAATAAAAATCTGCTCTTACAAGGGCCCAAATACATTTCACACAACTCAACAAGAGATATCAAATAAGTGTTCTCACTTTTTTGATATTTATAGAGCAGTTGAAGAAATGGAAGATGATACATTTGAAAGAACTGATAAAATAGATGAATTAATTACGCTATTTTTGGATGAAATGAAGCGAAAAGTAGATACAGATTATAGTGAGATAACAATATTCGAAAATCTACCGAATATTATTGATTTGGATGGCCATTATCTTCGGAAAATGGCTTATATTATGATGTCATTTATTCAAGAGAAATTTACGAACTTGTGAGGAGTTTGACTTGTTTTTCCAACTTTTCCAGACGTTTTATTACATTATCCATATCTATTGCCTTTTTAACGTATTCATCCGATGTTAAAAATTCCCAGACTTCATTATTGTTGCTCAAACAGAATATTTTCCTCGCGTTCTTCTCTCCATATTTAACAAGAATAAGAACATCCCTATTTATAATATCGTTTGTCTTTTGTAAAATCCACGACTGATTCCGGTTTCCTTTCGATATAACATTATATAACCCATTGTGGAGTAGGACCCTATCACCAATATCAGGAGCGACCCCATCAATCATTAGCTCTTCCATTTTTTTGGAAATATAAGATCCATTTGTAAAAACGGCGTCTATTGCGCTACCAGTTGAACAAAGACGCACAGGTGGAACGAAATGACATCCCGATACGAATGAATCCACGTATTTTTTATTTACGGCGTCGCCGTTCTCTTTGGGGATATTCAAGTTCGTTATTCGTTGAAGATTCGCATTCAGTTCATTCCCGAGTGATTTATTCCAGAGTGGTTGATTTTCTTCTGTTGTTAGAATATCTCCCATTTCTGGGATTCTCTTTCCATTAATGAAAGATACGCTCCCATTCTCAATGGGGGTTATTTCAGAAAAAGCAATCCCAGATGAAGCTCCGTTATTAAATATTAATGAGCGCCCGATGATGAGGTCTTCTCCTACTTCCAGTGTTTTCCGAATATCAGCCCCGCATTTTACAAATAGGTTCCCGTTCATTTCCGCGTCTCCGTCAATGGACATATTTTCTAAAATATTTAGCTTCTTTGTTTGATGGGTATCCGTATATAATTCTTTAATTTCTGCGGTTCCATCAACGTAGAGGCTCTTATCTATTTTCGCAATATCGGTGATAATCGGTTTTTTGAAATAAACGGAATCATCAGCAGTTATTGAACTAACATTCAGATTCTGTGAAATTGAGAGGTTCCCCTGTATTTCTGTGTCCCCTTTTATTTTAATTGGTGTATGAGATGATGAAGAAATGCATTCGAGCGCGACGTTCCGACATTGAATATCGTTCATCCGGACGTTCTTTAAATAGCGACTATCCCGCTCCTCAAAATATCGATCATCCGCGATAACAAACTCGCCATTGGATTCATTCCACATAAATCCATGGGTAGATGTGTCGGACCGTATTCGAAAACCGGATATTTCTGATGCTACAACATCACAGAACTCACTTTTGGTAATACTCCCGCTATTTTCATAGATGAGATTCCCCTTGATTATTAGATCCCCTTTTATACAGCTGTTTCCTTTAATGAAGAGGTCGAACGCTGGATTAAAATCTCCAACATGGAGCCCTTTCTTCGCATAGATTGTTTTATCTGCGACAATGTTTTTAGTTGTATGAAAATCCTCTTGCTTTTGTAATTTCGTTATTATTTGAATCATTTGAGCAACTTGTTCATTTAATGACATATATTTTATTGGTTTGTATTTTTTAAGTTATAAAGAAAAAGGAAAATTTCCTTTTATTCAGATTCAAAATGTTCATCGAAGATTTCACAAAGTTTCAAACTCATGTGTTCCTTCATCATTTGGGTATAGATTATTTCATATTCATTCATAAGTTTCCCGTTAGAAGATTTGTGATGCATCCCCCCTCTCAGACGAAGAACTAAATTTATATTTGATTGTTTCGTAATATTATATATTCCGATGAACATTGAATCTTCAAGCTGTTTTCCAGCATAGATAAATCTTTGCTGTTCAATCGGAATCCCATCTTTTTCTCGAATTATCATCTTCATTTCTTCAATACTCATCTGTTGTGTAGTCAGAATATCAATTGAACGTCCGGTGAGAGATTTAATGTATACTATGAATGGATCATTCGGATATAAACTTTTTGAAAAAGAAATGAGTTCTTCGAAAGGAATGAATTGGTTATCATAAATTTTACGATACTCTTCCCGTTGTTTTTCGTCCATGATATTTATGAAATAATCACGCCAAATCATAAATGAATTGAAAGTATCAGTTGGAGATTCAATCAAAAGTCCGAGTTGTTCTTCTGAAATTTGAATTCCAATCTGACCAAACAATTCTCGAATCTTTTCTCGCATTGAATTGATAATTTGAGAAATGAACAGAATTACATCAGATACAACTTTAAGTTGTTTCAATTGTTGAAAAAATTCACAGAATAATGGATTATTTCTGGAAAATATTCCCAATTTAAGAAACAGACATGCGGTTTCTTTATCAATAGATGATTGTTGTGGTTTACTAACAAGTGAGCTCATTGTAGATTTATATCATTAAAAATAAATATATATTTTTAATCAATTTTTCCAAATTTAAAAAGTATGACATATTATATAATATGACCGGAGGATTATTACAATTAAGCGCTTATGGACCACAAAATGTGTATCTTACAGGAAACCCACAGATTACATTTTTTGTAAGTGTTTATAAAAGACATACAAATTTCGCAGTTGAGAGCATCCAGCAACTATTTCACGGAATTGTCAATTTTGGGACAAAAGTGTACTGTGATATTGACCCGCAGGCCGATTTAGTCCATGAAATCTTCTTGAATGTGCGATTACCGAACCTCAATGTTAATCCACAAGATAATCCTTGTTATACTGTAAGTTGGGTTAATGCAATTGGACACGCCATTATTCAACATATTGACATTGAAATTGGGGGATTTTTAATTGATAGACAGTATGGCCAATGGTTGGAAATATGGAGCGAACTCACGCTAACCGCCGAAAAAGAGTATGGTTATAATTTGATGGTTGGGAAACACTTCGATTTCACAACGGACACCCAGTCCGGCCCACTCAATCTCTATATTCCCCTCCAATTCTGGTTTAACCGAAATATTGGCCTTTCACTCCCTCTCATAAGCCTCCAATATTCAAAGGTTCGAATCATAGTCGCTTTCCGAAACTTCGATGAGCTCTGGGTTTCAAGCAATGGTCTTCCACCCGGATTGGGTGGAGAAAACAGCAGTATAGTTCAAGGGAAAACAATTGTTGACGCTAGTTTATGGGTGGACTATATATTTTTGGAAAATGAGGAGCGCAAGAAATTTGCGTCGTCCCCACTGGAATATCTTATTGACCAATTACAGGTTAATACTGTCGGCGTGAATGAAAAGAATATATTGGTCCCAATGTATTTTAATCAACCGGTTAAAGAGTTGATATGGGTTCTACAAACGAACCGCATTTTCCAATTTGGCCCGAATAAAGCGTATGATTTCTTCGATTTTAGTAATGGAGAGCTCGTTCCGGGCGATACCATTGACTCGGCGACAATTCGCTTTGAGGGACAAGAGCGTTTTAAGAGAAGGGAGCCGTTCGTTTTCCGAGTAGTTCAGCCCTACCAATATCATACGCGCGTCCCCCGTAATTTCATTTATTTATATTCATTCTCATTGAAACCGGAGGATTTTCAACCAAGTGGAACGTGTAATTTTAGTAGAATTGACAGCGCTACACTTGATTTAGTGCTGAATGAATGTGTTATTCAAAAGGATACACAATTGAATATTTATGCTACGAATTATAATGTATTGAGAATTGAGGCCGGTATTGCGGGAATCGTATATGCTGACTAATCCGTAAAAAATGTGCTCTGGACAAGATGGGGAAGAGCCAATGAGGCCCGATGACTGACTTCAACTAGTGCAGACAAAATTAGATTCATCCCAAGTATTTTGAATTCTTTATCGACCCCTTCATCAATGACGCGCTCCATTTCTCGAAGAATTTCAACCTGTAAAATACGAGTGTGGACATTCCGGAATTTGGAGAGGGTCGATTTAAAATTGTGAAATATGAGCCCATTTTTTACAATGTTTTTCTTCATTTCATCGCTCAGTTGCGCCCTGTAATCGAACATGTCATTCGCTAAATGATAGAAGTGTTTGAGCTGTTCAAGGCTCAGCGTTGTGAACCATTCGGTGTCGGTATATTGACCCAATTCATCGAATTTTTGGAATACTCTGACTACAAACTGTGAGAATCTCTGACTTTCCGTAAGTTTTGGCGAATCATGGCTCATTTTCCGTTTGCTGTCTAAAATGAATGATTTCTTATGGGCGTAATTCGCCATAAGTTTATTATTCGATTTGAGGTCCTTTGTATTATATGGATTGACTGGATGCTTTGATTCGAGAATAGATTCCAGTGTCCGAATGTCGAATCCATACCATAAATTATCGGTCGCATCCTGATATTGAATATAATATTCAATTGGGATTTCCAAAAGATTTTCAAGGGTTCCACAATCCTCAACGTTATTCGGTTTGGACCGTCGGCGAATATTCCATCCTCTAAATACAGATTGAATACGTGTAGAAGCTCTCTTTTCAGATTCAGATTCATTTCCAGAATAAGTCCTTTTTTTAGTGGGAGCTACTTCTTGCACCTGTTTTTTGGATGGATTTTCTTGGGAGACTTCTACTTTCGGAGATGGTCCTCCGAATCCTCCGACAAAACGGACTAATGTTTTGGCATTGATGTGTATCCCGCAATATTCGCTTGAATGAACCGTCGGATGAGAGCATCTGACATTATGTTCTTTCTTGGATTTTATTGAGCAACATATATTTGGACTTGACATTTTCTATAATTAGTATATTTTTTATTTTAAATTAAATCAATTTTTCATATTTAATTAATTTAATCCAATGACGAAAAAACAGTTTAAAAAAAATTGAATATTAATATTATCAGTATAAGATGAATAATAAAATCAAAATGTCATCAACACAACAACAACAAGAACAACAACAAGAACAGGGTCTTTCTTTATTGAACAAGGGCGAAATTGATTATGAATCAATTCGTCTGGTAATGTCAGAGTCAAAAACCGGTTCAAAGAATGGTTCATTGACTTTCGATGGAGAGAAATTCTCATTTCAAGTCGATGGTTCAACAGTTTATTCTGCATCGAGATATCCCAGAGATGGAGAAGGTCCAAATGTTTCATATTCGCTAACAATTGAATTTGATGATTCATCATCAAAACAGATTCAAGCTTTTCAAGAAGGAATCAAGAACATCATTTTTGATAATCACAAGGCCGTTTTCGGTAAGAGCTATTCAAAGGACCAGAAATCGGTCGTAAGCGCTTTATGTAATGGTTTCTTGAATGACAAAGGACAGCTCAGATTCAATATCCAGACATCATACAAATCGAAGAATTTTTCGGTTGTTGTTGTATCGGAGAATAATGAATCAGAAACTGTATCTACATTTGAGGAGCTGGAAAAGCGCATTCAGAGAAATATGCTTGTATCCGTTATTGGTTATGTCCGATTTTATTTCGACAAGAACGGAAAATTTGCTAACTCATTTATGTGTGAAGCAATCAAAATCCGTGGCGAAGGAGAGAAAAAGGAATATCAAAAGAAAGATGATGTGATTCCGATTGAAGATTTGGATATCTCTTCTTTGAAGGCGTCAAAGCCAACAAAGAATGAAGGTGGAAAACTGAAATCGAAGGTCTCATTGAATGGTTCGGAATGGTTCAAACTAAGATTACCCAATTTACTTGGTAAGTTTGGCGTTTCAACTGGTATGGCATCAGATGGTCAATCGCAGGAAGGAAGTGGAAAACACTCAATTCTTGCTTGTTTTGAGCAGGAAGACGCTATTTATGAACAATTAAAGAAACTGGATGCATGGGCTCTTCAACACGGAACGATAGAATCAGATTCGATTTTTGACAAGAAATTGGGTCCGAAACTGGTCGAAGGTAAATACAACAGGTCTCTCAATGAAAAACTTGGCCAAAAGAAAGATGGAACCGAAGCGACATTTTATTCAGCGAATCTTTCGTTGCATACTCGCAATGGTAATCCAAATGTCAAGGTAGTTGATTCAGAGACTGGAACTGAAATTCCTGTGGCAACATTTGATGATTTGAATGCTTGTTTCCCTCGTGGAACTCGTTTTGATGCGGTTGTTCGATTGGAGTTTTGGTATTACCTTGGTAAGTTCGGCTTGAAAATGTATGTCAAAGAACTTCATATTGTTCCTCGTTCAGTAGAGAAGAAATCATTCGTTTTCCGTTCGGGAAGCGAAGAAGATTCAGCCCCTTTGACACGGACTGCGTCCGCATCGGCTCCTTCTAAGGCAGTCGTTGCATCTCGTAATTCCGATGAAGAAGAAGAATCCGGAGATGAAGTTGTTTCAAAACCAGAGCCGAAGAAGGAGACCGTCCCCGACAGTGATGAAGAGGAAGATGAGGAAGAAGAATCTGAGGAAGAAGAAGAAGCTCCGGCTCCTGCTCCAAAGGTTGTGAAAAAGGGAGCTCAGCCCCCTCCTTCTGCGCCTACCCCTGTTAAAAAAGTTGTTTCTTCGAGAAAGTAAGTGATTGTGTGATAAAAAATTTGATTTAGGATAAAAAACCTTATATAATATTCAATAATTATTCTAATCAGAATAATAATTTATAAAAAAAATGATTTAGAAATAAAAACAATAAAAACCTTTATATTATTAATTTATAATTTTCTTTATTTATTATAAATGATTAATAAAAAATCGATAATTGAAATAACGGATTTGATTGAAGAGTATAAACAGGCCATTTATTGGAAGTCTATTAAATTGAAGAAAATATACGATAAGTTTTACAATAAAATTGGCCGATATGGTTTATATATTTTACAGGATTATAAGTTGAACGGATACAAAATGATTAACACATTCTTGTATGACCGCGAGAATTTTTTTATAAATTATGATAAGTCCCTTTTTTCAATTATTGACATCATATTCAAGAATAGGAAAACGATTGATCTAACAACATTGAAATCTGAGTTTGTGAATAATATTTTTTACACGTTTTACCGAATCATAAAGAGTATTATTGAATTGGATGAAATTTTCAAGAAATGTCCAAAAACAACGGAAGAGTATTATGTGTATCGTGGAATCGATTTCAAGGACCAGCAATTAGAAGAAAACATGTTGAATAAGTTAAGGAAATTGAAGAAAGGAGACGTCTTCTCTTTTGAGAATTATTTATCGACCTCTTTATTGAACGATCAGGCTCTTGAATTTTTGGATTCCCATTTTGTTGAAACTAAAAAGGCAAAATGTTGCTTATTCAGAATTAAGATTCCAAAAAATTCGAAAGTATTATATTTAGACAGCGAGTTGACTGTATTTTCAATGTTAAGACAGAGAAGGAAGGAAATTGGTCAAAATATAAATAATCATCCAGTTTATTTGATTTCGGAGTATGAGCTTTTATTACCGAGGTCATGTCAGTTGAAATACATTGATTCTTATACAATAAAAGGGAAGGTTCCAACTGTTTGCTCAATCAAGAATTTAGATAAGAAACAGATTAGTGATGTTTATGTATATGACTTTGAAATGATTGGAGTTGATAGCGACCGAGAGAAATTTGACCTGAAAGATTTTGTGAATATAAAAGATATACAAAAAGTATTTAAGACGTTCCATCACATGAATTTTAAGATTTCGAAATATGACTTATATCATTTTTCGAAGACGACTAATATTAAGGATTTATTAAAGAATTATGAGGAAAAAAGTATTAGTAGAATAGATGAGATGATTAAGGAACTCAATCGGTAAATGTTTTTATAAATAATTATTTTTTATCCTAAATTAAAACTAAAAATGCTTTTTAGGCCTTCTTTTCGAGATGGTGGCTGAGAATACAGATAACTGATTTGCTATCAACCTTCCTTGAAAAATCGCCTTCCAAATAAGTATGGAACAATGGTTTCAACTGAGCATCAAGTTCAATGAAACCATCTTTTCTTAGTGATTTCTCACGGATATACGCATGAATTAACTGCATAAGCTGTGTTCTCTCAACTAAGAATCGACCATCTGGATTTGTCTCAGGTGTTTGTTCGAAGATTTTGTTTCCGTCATTGGTTTCCAGTGTCAGATTTTGTTGAATGAATTGATTCATTGAATCAGTTGAAACTGCTACAAAAATGGGAGCACGGGTCTTCTTAGGTTTAGAAAGGTCTTTATCAGATTTCTTTTTCTTCGATTCGAGCTGTTTAGTAGCTTTCTCAATGACCATTGAAACCGAAGCCAAATCAACCTTCCTTGAAAAATCGCCTTCCAAATAAGTATGGAACAATGGTTTCAACTGAGCATCAAGTTCAATGAAACCATCTTTTCTTAGTGATTTCTCACGGATATACGCATGAATTAACTGCATAAGCTGTGTTCTCTCAACTAAGAATCGACCATCTGGATTTGTCTCAGGTGTTTGTTCGAAGATTTTGTTTCCGTCATTGGTTTCCAGTGTCAGATTTTGTTGAATGAATTGATTCATTGAATCAGTTGAAACTGCTACAAAAATGGGAGCACGGGTCTTCTTAGGTTTAGAAAGGTCTTTATCAGATTTCTTTTTCTTCGATTCGAGCTGTTTAGTAGCTTTCTCAATGACCATTGAAACCGAAGCCAACTCACGAATTGATGATTTCAATATTGCGATTTCATCTTTCAGACTGTCTTTTTGTTCCTCCAATAATTGAAGATTTACATCTTTGGATTCATCCTCTTTCTGTTTCTTTAATTCCTTCTTTCTTGATGAAATTAAAGTAGTGCGATCCTTATGAAGAGCTTGTTTCAATTCAATCAAAACCTCAAATGTTTTTGATTGATTCTCCAATGTTTTGACTGAATCTGTCATTTGTTCTCCCAAAGATTTTGGAGGTTGTTTTTCCGATTTCTCGACAACTTCACCTTCGCCTCCGGGTTCAACTTTCTTTCCCTTGCCCTTTTTAGGAGCTGGTTCAGGAGCTGGTTCAACTTTTTCATCTGATTTAGGAGCTGGTTCAGGAGCTGGTTCAGGAGCTGGTTCAACTTCTTCATCTGATTTAGGAGCGGATTTTTTTACCTTTTTAGAAGGCTTTGTTTCCGATGGAGTAGAATCATCATCGACTACTTCTGGTGTGGTATCCTTCTGTTTAGAAGAACTCTTTTCCTTTTTAGAGGGCTTTGGTTCAACTGCAACAGATGGAGTAGAATCATCATCGACTACAACCTGAACGGGTTCCTGTTTAGAAGAACCTTTTTTCTTAGGTTGAGGAAGAGGAATCTCTATTTCCTGAACTTCGGAATCAGATTGTTCTTGTTTCTTTGCTGACTTTCTTTGAATTGCTGACATTTTAATTTGAATGTTTAAACATCTAAAAATTTATATTTTAATCTTTCAATTTTTTTTATTTTTATTTTTTCAATTATTTAGGACGCAACTTTTCTGTTAATTAATTCATCCGCTCGTAAAAAAACCGCTTTTTTTGTGTATTCTATGTTATAAGAGATGCCCAGTGGAACCGCTTCTGTATCTAAGAAATCTGTATCTTCATCCAAGACCTCCAAGAAAGACGCCTCCCAAACCGAGGTTGTTGCTGAGGTTGCCCCCACCCCTGCTCCTGCTGTTGAGGCTCCTGCTCCCGCTGTTGAGACCGCAGTTGATGCCAGTGAAGTTTCTCCCCTTCAAGCGGAGACCCTTGCTCTTTTGGAGATGGCCCATTCTTGCCAGAACACCCTTCAAGCCCTCATTAAGAAGGCCCGTTCTACTCTTTCAAACATTAAGAAGCTCGAGCGCGATGTTAAGCGTCTTGAGAAGAAGGGAAAGCGTGGTTCTACCCGCGCATCCAATGGAAACAAAGGTCTTCAACAGTTGAAGCCTGTTTATACCGCTGAAATGAAGAGCTTCTTTGAGGCCCACAAGGACCTAACTGATAACGACAATGCCCCCATTGTTGAGAACCTGACTTATGACAGCGACCACCTCCTTGTTTCGAGAAAGCAGGCCCTCAAATTGGTTACTTCATACATCCGTAGCCATAAGCTTCAAGACGCGACTAACAAGCGCAAGATTAATATGGACACTACTCTTCAAAGCCTCTTCCCTGAGCTTTGCGCCGTTAAGGATAAGAAGGGTAAGGTCGTTCAGGAGGAGAACTGCTTCTATAACACTCTTATGAAGGCTCTTTCTCGCCACTTCACTGCTCCTGCTTAAATTGCAGTTTTAGTTGGGTTGTTTTATAAAAAAAACAAAAAAATAAAATATTTTACTTTTAATGAAAGTAAAATATCTATAAGTTTATAAAAATTATTATATTATTTTAATTGAATAAAATCTGAATCAATCAATCCGCAATTCATCGACACTCCAAAGTTCAATCAATCCATTAGGTAAAACCCGTTTGATAATATACGGAATCTTCTTCTCGCGCAGTTCTTTTTCCGCGATATCAACTGGATTTTCCAAATTTCCAACTTCCACAAGAGGAGGCGCCCCCATTGAAATTTGGATCGCCCTTTCTCCAACAACGCGAGTCCTTTCATACTTTGAAAGAATCGGAATCGTTTTTCGGTCGCGACGGGTTAACATTGACTGATATGTTGCTTTGAGGTCATCGAATTCTTCAATTAAATCATTGATTTGATTCGAATTATTATTAGAATTTGAATTATTCAATTCTAAATATGGAGATGACTCGTTATTTGTATTATTGGCTTCCATATTATTTAATTGTTAGATATTTTTAAATCATAATATTTCAATTTTTGCATAAAGAGTTCCTAATACTTCCATTCAGTATTACACTCCTTACAAATATAAATACTTTTCAGGCTGTCGCCTTCATTGAAGAATATGGCCTCCTTTTTCTTTGGGTTCGCATGAGTAATACAATCATCATTCGGACAGACATATTTCATCGTTCTCGGTAATGTCATATCATATATGAAATTTTTCTTATTACCGAACGTTGGATTGTTATTACTCAAATACGAATTTTGAGAAATGAGAGTTTCATTTGTTTCTGAAATGTAATTACAACCATTACATTTATGAACCAATTTCCCGTCTTTTTCACGGTAATGTAATAAACTTTCGCACTCTGGACAGAATTTCATTTTATATTATAATAGTTATTAGATTTTTTTTAAATCATTTTTTATTCCAAAGACAAAGTCTCCAATGACACAATTCCATAAAGATTCTGGATATTCTTCTTTAATGAATCATAATCCAGTGTCGCCATCTGTGAGTGATAACTGATTTTAACTGTTTTTTGATTATGTTCAGACCGAATCAGTCTATCAACTTTCTCAATAAGCGCGGGGTAATCTTTAATAAATTGCGTCTTCATATTCTTCAAAAGGGGAGCGAACATCTCAGATGGATGATTAATTTGATTCAACAAAATATTCAGTGAAGCATATTCAACAATCTGATTGTATATTTCTATTTTATCGGCGGGAGATGATTCCATTCCAGGTTCGTTCCTCAATGGTTCCCGAGTCATAACAAGAGCCATAATTGATAAAATGACTGTCTTAATTGTCATAACGGATGTCCAAGGGTCCCCCTGCCATGTCCCGAGGATTGATAAACACACTTTCCCCTCAATATATAAATTGGGATTCAGGCGCGTTTTTCCATCACTGGAACAAAATTTGATAATTGGAGGGCTCATCGGATAATCATCTGAAAAACGAATGTGGAATAAAAACTGACAGAACTCATATGGTCCCTCTTGACCGCGAATCATAACAATCATATGATTGATATCAGACTCATCGAAATGAATAAAAACTTCGTAGAGTGGGTCTTTTAATAATTCCCTCAAATCTCCCATAATGCGTCTGGAACGCATTGGTATCGCAGGTTTTTTTGTTTGTTGTCCATTGTTGTTCATTTTATTTATATAATTAAAATTTATTTAATTTATAATTTCAATTTTTCATGTAAAATAAATTAAAAGAATTTTGTATTATTACATCATGGAGAACTCTCTTAATTTAGACAAGAAAAATAAAAATATAATCGAACAACAGTTTATAAATTTTCTCAATAAATCTCGAATAAAAAATGGGACACTCATCAAACCATCGCACACTGGTATATCCAAGCACTCCGGAAAGTTTTTAGTTGATGAAAGTAATGAGAAAGAATTTTATGAATTATACAAGCAAATGATGTTGAATAATTGCGATATTCATCTTATTGAGCAACATACTGATAATGGGCCGTTTATTATTGATATTGACTTGCGATTCAATATTGAGTTAAAAACGCGCCAGTATTCCGTAGATTTTATAAAAAAAGTCTGCGAAGTTTATCAGAAGAATATTGTCGAATATTTTGAAAATCCGAATGTTTTATGTTTCGTTTTTGAAAGGCCTTCTCCATATTTATATAAACACAAGGCGAACGGTATAGATTCCGCGATTATAAAGGATGGAATTCATTTAATGTTCCCTCACATAGTCAGTTCTCCTGCTGTCCAAAAGATTATTCGCGAAAATGTAATCAAGGAATTAGAAGAAATTGGGTTGTTTAAAACGATTCCTACGGATAATACAATTTATGATGCGATTGATAAGCTGGTCATTGACCAAGTGGGGTGGTATATGTATGGAAGTACGAAAGAAAATGTGGCGAGATATGAGCTTACATATGTTATTAATCAATCATTGGAGGTTATTAGTAAGTCGAGCTATAATGAGTATGATTTGCCAAAATTCCTGAGTATTCGGAATCAGACGAGTTTGGCGGTTGTTCGAGAGTCGAAGGTTGCAGAGATTGAAAATTATGAAATAAAAGATATTGTTCGAAAGCAGAGCCGTAAGCGCGACACTGCTGATATGAACTATGACATTCAGGAAATTTGTGAGCTGGTTATGATGTTGAACCCGAGAAGGGCCGATGAATACAGTGAATGGCGCGATTTGGCTTTCGCCCTTCATTCCATTGATCCATCAAATGATGACTTGTTGAACATATTTGATGATTTTAGTCAGAAGAGCTCGAAATATGAGCCGGGCTGTTGTCAGAAGTTTTGGAGTAAGATTGGTATGCGGGACACTGGTGGAATAAATATCGGAAGCCTCTATTGGTGGGCGAAGAATGATAGCCCCGATAAATTTTCGGAGTTCAAGAATAATCGGTTGATGCGAATTGTGGAGGGGTCCATTTCGGGGACAAACGTAGATATTGCGCGGGTTTTGTATAAGCTGTATAAGAATGAGTGGGCCTGTATTTCTGTGCGGACGCAAAAGTGGTATCGGTTTGAGAATCACGTTTGGGAGGAGGATGAATGTGGGATTCAGTTGCGAATGAAAATAAGCAATGAGTTGGTCAATGAGTATTTAAAGTTGGTCGTCCAGTATAATAAGAATATTGAGAGGTTAGAGGAGGATGTGTTGAATGAAATGGACAAGAAGAAGAAGTTTGAGATAACGCAGAAGATAAAAGTCATTGAGAACCGGATTAATATTGTAATCGAGATAACCAACAAGTTGAAGACGACTTCGTTCATCGATAATGTCATGAAGGAGTGTAAGGGTATTTTCTATGATAAAATATTCCTCGATAAGTTGGATGAAAATCATTATCTTATTGGATTTAAGAATGGGGTCCTCGACCTAACCACAGGAAACTTCCGTGATGGATTTCCGAGCGACTACATATCCCTACGCTGTAATGTGAATTACATTAAATATAGCGAAGATATGGAATATTTGGATGATATAAATGATTTTCTTCGGAAGATACAACCGAAGCCCGAATTGCGAAAGTATATGCTTACGTTTATTTCGTCTCTTTTGGAGGGCCATAATGCGGATGAGTCTTTCCACTTTTGGACGGGGTCCGGTGGTAATGGAAAGTCAAAGCTCAATGAATTGCTCGTGGGCGCACTGGGAAATTACGCGATTAAGTTTCCGATTACTCTTTTCACGCAAAAGAGGGGCGCCAGTAATTCAGTCAGTCCGGAAATTGTTGAGAGTAAGGGGAAGCGATATGCTTATATGGAAGAGCCGAGCGAGAATGAGAACATTAATATCGGTCTTATGAAGGAATATACGGGTGGTGATATAATTAAGGGGCGTGGTTTATGGTCCAATTTTCAGGAATTCAAGCCACAATTCAAGCTGGTTCTTTTTTGTAATGACATGCCCAAGGTTCCGTCGGATGATAAAGGAACATGGCGCCGTATAAAAGTTCTCCAATATTTGAGCAGTTTCGTGGATAATCCGGTGGAAGAGAATGAGTTTGCGAGGGACAAGCAGTTGAGTGAGAAAATGCCGAAATGGCGGGAAACATTTATGTCAATAATGGTCCATTATTATTTTACGGAGTATAAGCCATATGGATTACAGATTCCTCGGGATGTCGAGATATTCACGACGGAATATCAGAAGGATATGGATATGTATGTCGATTTCATTGATAAATTTTTAATTCGGACTGATAAGAAAACGGACAAAATCAGTTTTCAGGAAATTCATGATAATTTCAAGGCGTGGTTTCAACAGAATATGAATTCCTACAAATTTCCGGTGAAGAATGAGATGAAGAAGCATTTCGAGAAGAAATATGGTAAGAGAAATTGCTCGGCTACGCATTTAATTGGATTCATTAAGAATAATGAATACGACAATGATGAAGAAGAGGCAACCTAATAGTTCGCATTAAAAGAGGAAAATCCAGATGAAAATCCTGATAATGAGTTGTTAATTGTATTTGTGATAGAATTATATGTTTCTGGATAGGAGTCCCGTGTGTATAAGGCTCCATAATAAACAATCATTACTAAAAGTAAGATGAAGAATATTGTAATCATTGCACGTAATGTTGTAATAATATTATTTTTTTTCTCAAAATCAGAATTATTTTTAGCTATCTCTTGGTTCGCCTCATTTATTTTATTATTGAGGTCCTCTAATTTATCGGTGGATGTTTGAATATTGGAACTCGTTGTAGCAATAAGGCGGTTCTTATCTGAAAGAAGTTGCTTAGAGCTTTTATGAGAGAGTCTAATATTATTGAGGAGGTCTTCATATTGAGCTAATTGTTCTTGTTCTTGCTTGGATAATTGGTCTCTCTCTTTTTTTTGCTTATTTTCGGAGTATCTTGTGGAAGCCAAGGATTCATCAATATTTTCATCAATTGCTGTTATTCGAACTTCTAATTTATCTATATTTGATTTGCTCGATTCTAATGTATTCTTTTGTTGTAAGATTGCGTTTCTTAATACACTTTTGGAATTACTTTTTATACATGATTCTTCAATACAAGAATCGACCTTATATACTCTATAAGCTCCTATTGCATTTCCGACGTTATCAGTCAATGGATTATATGTTGAATTTCCAATATAACATTGTCCAATCATTTCCAGTGAATTATTAGATTGATTCGTATTTGGTAAAAAAGCAATATAATTGAAATTATTACTAGGTTTAGTATTATTATATATATTCGCATAATAAAATGAATCTTTTAATGATATTGTACCAAAATAGTTATTAAATCCCCGACTTGCTAAATTATTCGGGCTTATTGTTCCAATATAATAATTTGCCATTTTGTATTATATATATATTATATATAATATATTTTAGAGATTAAAATTAAGACTGAATGATGGGTTCTCCGCAAATTTGACATTTTGAGCGAGGAAAGTGAGAAAATCCGTAAATTTTGTCTGAATAAAATTCATTGCTCCATTTGGAGAAGGGTATTTTTCTTTGAACTGTTTTGAGCCAACTACAAATTGATAAAATTCCATGTATATTTTTTTAATATTACCATTTCGCAGGATTACTGAATTTATCTTTTTCAACCATTTCTCATAAATATCATTTGGAATTTTATCCCCCAAAAAGAAATTCCATGTATCTACTAAAAATATGGATGCGTTTTTACCACTCTTTGAGCGGATATCATTATATTTGGAGCACTTAATTTTTATATTATCTTCAAAGTCCGTAGTTAATGGAAGCCCAATATTTTCCCAGAGTGGAATATTATATGTTGTTGGTGAGTCTTCTAAATCTGTTATGTTCAATTTCTTAAAAAATCGGGGGTCATTTAAGTTGATTCCATTCTTCATCATCAGACCAATCCATGACACAAAGAATATATAGAGCATAATGTTATTAAGGCTGTCTAATGACATCTTCAGTTCTTCCGGAAAAACGACGATTCCATTTCCTGTATCAAATTGGATACTTCCAATTGGTGTCGGATATATTTGCTCGGGAGGCGCCGACCCATCATAATAATAAAATGGTCCATTCGCATTCAAGATTGACAAATTTGACTGACCATTATTATTTCCAATATTTTCTTCTTCCGCTTCTTCCCCATGACATACAGGAGGGACAATATCATTATATACTTGTCGCGCGACATTCTCGTATTGTTGAATTGTCCCCATAACAGGTTTTAAAAACTGACGTATTTTCATTTTGTTATTAATAACGACTACGTATATAATATAACCGACTACAAGTAATCCGATTATTCCAAGTGATACATACGGCCCAACTGCTTGATAATACATCAAGATTAATACAATTATAATAAGAGGAAATAAAACAAATGAACCCTGCATCACCCTCTTAATAAACAATTGTTTATTTGTTGTTTCATTATTCAACTCAATCTCTCGCGTTTTAAGAATAATATTATCCTGAATTTTAAGAAGGTCTTCCGACTGTTTATTAAGTAGATTATTCCTCTTTGATAAAATTATATCATGATTCTTAATTGCGTTGGCGGTAGAATTATATATTTGTGCCTTCTGATTATAATTCGTTGTCAGATTTTTTATTATTTCATTCAGATTTTTTTGAACAGATATAGTTGATGTATCATACTTATTTTGTTCATAATTTGTGTAATTTTCAACTATGTTTTTGATATCATTATCAAATTGAGTTTGTTGATTATCTGAACTCATTGTATTTATATTATTAATAGAATTATTTGTTGAAGCGCAAATTCCAAAATTACCATCTCTATAAATAGCTGAGCTTAATTTAATTACTGTAACCGGAAAATTTCTAAAATTGCTATTTACCCCTTGACATATAGATGATTGATTTGAATCATAATTTCCCTGAATCGTAAATACAGATGGATCGGATGTATTTGATAAAAAGATTTGATAATTACTACCATCTGAATAATGAGCAAAATAAGCATCCTGATTTGGTAAAATATTATTTTGAAATATATAAGTAAGAGCAAATATTATTGGATCCTCGGATAATGGGATTGTTCCTATACGACGAGCCGTATTTTCAATTGAAGTTTTTAAATTACAAGTGTAATAAGCAGGAGTTATATACGTTCCAGTTGCTTGGGGCCAATCAGCTTGACAACCTTGTGCCCAGTCTTTTTTATCTTTTTCTGAATAATTTTGAAAAGAAGAACCAGATCTTTGATAATTATATGGTGTGCATTGATAAGCCCATCCTCCACATTCATATGTTCTTACAGGTGCCGGAGCCGGAGCTGGTGCCGGATTCCAACTTCTACTATTCCAATTTCCCATATTTTATAAAATAAAAAAAAATGAATTTTAATAATAACATGTTCTTGAATTATATCTCCAATTACAATTTTGTGCAGATGTCCACTGTCCAGCATTACATGCCCCAGTATAATTCCACCAGTTATAACACTGACCACCTGAATTTGACCAACCAGCTGGACATGGTTGAGAATAATCGGTATATGTGTAATAATTTGTTTTTGCTGGATTATTAATATTTTCAAAATTTACTAAATTATATCTACCTAAATTAGTAATATAATTATTTAATGGTAATTTTTTTATTGCTAAATCTAAACATGTTGTATCATACTTGTTTCCTGTTTGACGAATTTCTGTTTGAAAAATATTATTAATTGAAGCAATTGTTTCAGGCCTACTTAATGCTTGAGAATTTGATGACATATATTAATATATATATAAAATAATCAATTTATTTTTATATATAATATTGTTATTTATTCAGATTTGAATCCTGGATAGAACTCACACGGGATAGTTGTAGAAAATTTTGCCCCTTTATTCATTGTTGTTAATTTACTCGGATCTCCATTCCATACACATGTATAAATTTTCGGGTTCTTCTGACCTGAATAATATGGTTCCGAAGATGCTTTATGTCGTTTAGTATTTAAGCTATCATAACCTTTTAATGTCGCACCAATTTCCGGAACATCTCCTTGTTCCCACACATTAATACTATTATCTAAATAGACTTCATTCTCATTATCTCTATATTGCTGGGTATTAGTTGAAGTATTAACGGGTGGTTTTTGATTGGGGTCTGAGTATGGATAAGGTTTTGGTAATTTCTTTTTACTTATACATTTTGGATTGTCAATTTTAAGTAATTTTCCTGTATCTTTTACTACACTTAATACTTCATCTCTAAGTTCTGATGGAAATTTCCGCATAAAATCTTTGGCTTCTTTAACATATCGGACAATTATAACAATTGCTGTGATTATTCCGCAAACTACAATAAATATAAATCCAAATAGAATAGTTATGTTTCCTAAACTCATCAATATAACTGGAAGAATCATAAGGAATAAATAAAGGATTATTGATTGCATAATTGAAATTATTTGATTTCTTTTGTGTGATACTTTGTCATTCAATGAAATGACCTGACTTTTTGTCATTATTTCATGGTTTATATCATTTAACGTTTTTACATTATCAATTGCATCTTCATCATATACTTTTATAGTCTCATTTAATATTCCATCATTTATTTTATCAACTGATTTATTCAATTTTAACATTTCATTCAAATTATTTAAACGTTCACTCTGACTTGTATCATCTAATTGTAGATAAGAATTAATTTGTTTTTGTTGTTTATCTTCTACTGCTTTAATTTGGGGAGAAAGTTGTTTTGCATTATAAACAGAAAAAAGATTGTTTACTATATTATCCATATCATTATAAGCTTGTTGAATCTGTGTCATATATTTTTATATTATAAAATAATATAAAAATATAAGAAATAATTATTTTTTTGTGAATGAATAGACTAACAGAATAACAATCAATAGCGCAATAATTATACAAATAAATATATACAACACTTTCTTATTAAAGATTGTCTTATTTATTGTATTCTCTAACTGGACATCCCGCGTATTCAATAATTTTCTCTTTTCATCTATTATAGTATTATTTCTCTTAATTAAACTTTTAAGATTATACAAATCACTCACACGCTCATTCAAATTTAGGTTCTGTCCCATTATTTTCAACTGTATGTTGAGCGCCTTATTTTTCAAATTCGTCTCATGTTTTTTTGCTAAATCAATACTGCTATTAAAATTAACAATTCTGTTTCTTGATGTGTTCATATATTATTCTCCAATATTTAATTTTTTGTTGAAAAAGGCGTAAAAACATATCATAATAATAACAAATGCTAAAATAACTGAAAATAAAGAATAGATGACCTTCTTCTTATAAAGATTGCGGTCAATTGAGAGTTCTAACATCTTATTACGTGTCTCTAAAAGTCTCATCTTATCCTCAATTTCTTTCGTCTGTCCATAAACCTGTTTCTGTTTCTCTTCTAAAGAGTCCGCCTTCTTTTCAATCTGGTCCGACGTTTCATTAATAACGGACTTCGTATTCAATATTTCATTCTTTATATAATTTAAATCTTGTGTCGGAGCCGGAGCGACTGGTGTGAAATTTTCTAATAAATCCTTCATAAAATTTAGTAGAAAAAAATATTTTTACTTTTTATTCACTTCTGAATTACTTTCTTCTGACATAATAAGTAGCGCCGTATAAGAGCATTAAGAATAGTGCTAAAAATATACCAACCATAAATATGTTATTCCTTGAAGATGGTGTTTGATTTGAAAACCCCTCTAATAAATAAGGATTAAATGATTTATATCCCGCAATCCGATTAGAGGTTCCTTCCGGTAGGCCATGCTCATAATTATAAACGGGCTTATCATTGATATATTTTTTTTCATGTGGATAAGCCCAATAATTCTTATTTTCCAGTAAGCCTTGGCTCGGATAAGGATAAAATGGGTCATCATTTACCATAACAATATTCGCATCATTTCCTAAATAATCAATTGGTGGTGAAGAAGAATCAGAACGGGTAGCGATTCTCTCCATGGTTCGCTTTCCTTTCTTAAAGGGATATTTATCACTAAACTGATTCCCACGGACATAATTGGCGTTGTCTAAAATAGTTTTATAATAGGGTTTTGTGTCGCCGTCATATGTATTTGTAATTGGGTCCTCAAAGAGCTGACTTCGTGGGGATGGAGAGAGGACGACGTGCTTTGAGCGCTTACGGGGGTAATTTCCGGAAGCGGGTGTGCTCTCTATTGTATCATACGCGAGGGGTGTGTGTTGCTGATTCGTCGTATTATAAGAAAATGAAGATAAATCGTGGGGCTCGTTTATGTTAAATTGTAGATTGTCTTTCATAATTTTAGGAATATTTTTATTTTACGATTCGGTAATAAATGCTCTCTCCTGTCATCTGGCTGTTGCGAACAATCTTACAAATGGTTCCGGTCTTCATCCCATAATACTTGGCTACGGGGTCGGTCGGTAGCAACTTTGGTAGTTGGCTCTTAGTGGCATCGAAATCGTCGATGACTTTCTTGGCTTCCTCTTCGGTTAATACAACGTGCTTCGGAACGAGCTCATGATGCGTAATATTGAACATAAGCATCTTTGTAAGGAAGACCTCATATAATTTGAATTCATCATTAAGGAGCTCCTTTGCAATTTGGGGGGTGGGCTTGTCTTGTGTGATAATAATAACTGTCATCTCCTTTGTCGGATAATTTTCGTCCATGAAGAGCTTCAAGTTAAGAAGGTCCTTTTTACTAAAAGTCTTCGTCTCCAATATATGATGGACGTATATCCCCTTCGAATTTGAAGATTGATAAAGAGCAACTATATTAATTTGATTCTCCTCTAAACGGTTGGAAAAATCTTGGTAAGTCATCATCAAATCTTCGTCGGAGACTTTGAAACCACGGTCCTGAATCATTTCGAGGGTGGTTTTACGGATATTAAAATAAATTTTTGTTTTAGAATTTGCTTCCATTATATATTTTAATTACATTAACTTTTTTAAATTAAAAAAATCATTTTTTTTTGTTTTATAGAATATATGGGCTGGGGTCAAAGTAAGCCAGTAGATGAACGTAGTAGTGGTAATAATGGTAGTAGTGGTAGTAGTGGTAGTAGTGGTAGTAGTGGTAGTAGTGGTAGTAGTGGTAGTAGTGGTAGTAGTGGTAGTAGTGGTAGTAGTGGTAGTAGTGGTAATAATGGTAGTAGTGGTAATGGTAGTGAATTATCAGCACCTTATGTATCAGAAGGATCAGTATCAACACAACAATTACCAAATCAAATTGGTAGTGGTAAGTCAAAAGCTAAAAAAAATAAAGCAAAAAAAGCAAAAAAAGCAAAGAAAGCAAAAGGTAAAGGAAAGAAATGAACGCCATTTAGAATATAAAATGTATTCGATATATATTTTATATGAACGAGGAAATCACAGAAAAAGCCGTATTATACATCGACACCCGCGAAAAAAAGCTTCAACCCCACATTAAATCCGAATACATTGAAAAGCAGTTGGATTTAGGGGATATATTCATCGATTCATCCTCTTATAAGCTGATGATTGAGCGCAAAACAATCTCTGATTTTAATGCAAGTTTACGCGACGGCCGTTATCGAAATCAGAAACTGCGTTTGCTTGAATGGCGCGACACCGATATTTCGACAAAGCGCGTCATCTATATTTTAGAAACGAACGGCGACGTAAAAGATAGCGCCTACTGGGGTGCCGTTGTCAATGCGAATTTACGTGATAACATCATTGTCATCCAGACCGATAATACCAAAAAGACCGCGGAAATTATTGACGATATTAAGAAAAAAGTAGATGAAAATAAATTTGAGAATTTGAAGATAACGCGGAGTGAGATTTATTTAGAGGGATGTAATAAAAAGGGGGATTATTCAAATCCGGAAACTTTTTATTTAGGAGTTCTTACGCTAATTACAGGTGTTAGTCGAAATATGGCGATGGAAATCGCAAAGAAGTTCCCGACGCTCGTCGTATTAATTGAAGAAATAAAGAAGAATCTTGTGAATGTGGAATTGAAAATGAAGAAACGGTTAGAATTTTTGAGTAATATCAAAATAAACGAAAGACGTTTAGGAGATAAACTCGCGGAAAAAATATGTAATTATTTATTACCGAATTGAAAAAATTTTATCTTCTTATTAAATATAATGTCCAAGTTTAATGCTAATGGCTGGAACGCAGTTCCTTGTAATGGTCCTCTTCAAAATTATGACACTTTCGTAAGAAACGCTACTCCCGCAGAGAGGGTTGCTTTCTTTATGAACCCTCGTAATAACGTTGATACTACTTCTCTTTACCCTTGGAGCCGTGATATTGTTGCGACTTCCGGTTGGGCTACTTCCGCAAAGGACTACTGCACTTCTCCCAAGGGTGTCCCAACCGAGGGAATTACTCGTCTTGGTGTTTATTTGTATAAGTCCCCCATCAACGGTCTTCCTCCTCTAAATGATGTTAAGTGTGCTGATTGTCGCACCAATGGTGGAAGCGCTTGTCTTAATTGCGGTGCATTCGAGACAGATTAAGATTGCGATGATTGATAAAAATCTTAACTGATTCAGAATTAGAAAAATTGATTTAAAAAGTTTCTAATATCTAATATTATAAACTTTATAATGTCAGACGATACTCAACCCGTATACCAATGCTTACACAACCCATTGAATCGTTATATAACGCATAACGATTTAAGAAAAATCTTACAGAAAGCGAATGTTTTGGAAGATATATCGAGTCCCATCGAAGAATTCAACTTGAAGAATTTTCAGAGGGCTTTCACACATATTTCATACACTGTTCATCGTGATAGAAAGCAAGGTAAGAATGTAATTGAAAAAGAAGACGTCGGAGTTATTCCGGAGAAGTGTATTCCTATTCAGGAAGACTCAATGGAAAGATTAGAATGGTTGGGTGATTCAATCATTCAGTCCGTTGTTGGAGTATATATTTGGGAAAGATTTCCAAATCAGGATGAAGGATTTTATACGATATTTAGGAGCAAACTCGTGAAGACGGAAGCCCTTTCAAATTTGGCGGGATTTTTGGAGATGGGGAAACATCTTCTTATTAGCAAATATACGGAGGATTATTGTAATGGTCGGTCTCACTCTAAGCATTTGGAGGACTGCTTTGAGGCTTTTATTGGAGCCTTATATGAGGAAACTGGCGAAAAACATAAATACGATATTGTTAAAAAGTTCATTATTAACTGTATCGAGACGAAGATTGATATTCCAATGTTGGTCATGTATAATGATAATTATAAGGATATTCTGATGAGGTATTATCAGGTTCATTTTGATGGAAAATTTCCGTTGTATGGTGATGTCGGTGTAGAGGAGATTTCGCAGGGTGATGATGTCCAGAAGAAGAAAATATACACAGCGTGTGTTAAGGATATTTATGGGAAAGATATTGCGTTCGGGACAGCGAAGTCAAAGAAAGAGGCGCAACAATTGGCGGCGAAAGATGCGTGTCGGATTTTTGGAATAAAAGTCAGTCAGTCCGTGAATTATTACTTAAAAACTTTATAAATATTATTAGTATGAGTGATGAAGAGTTTGAGAAATTCTTGAATAAATTATTCGAAGAAATCCATAGAAAATATGGATTTTATCGGTCGAAACTATAATAGTGAAACATAGATTTAGTATCTAAAATGATTTAATCATTTTAGAATCGTATAGAAAATATTTTATTTATTGTTCTAATGTTTGAATAGATGCTGACAAATTAGAGAGTTTATTATATGTTTTCGGATCCATTTCATTATTTTTTAAGAAAATTCCAGCAATTGATGATAACCCCTGACTAAGCACTTTATTCCTGTTTAATACATTATTATTAACACGTGGTTCTGCGCGAGAACCGTTATTATTCTGTATTTGTCCAGCATTATTTACGCGAGAATTACTATTATTCTGTTTTGGTCCAGCATTATTTACGCGAGAATTACTATTATTCTGTTTTGGTCCAACATTATTTACGCGAGAATTACTATTATTCTTCTTTGGCCCAGAATTATTTGCCCTATTATTTTTAGATACTCCCAATAATTCTTCAAGGGATTCGGGAGATTTTTTAATATTGCGCTTTGAATTATTTTGTTGAAATACTTCTTCAACAACTTCTTCTTCAACAACTTCTTCTCTTTTATTTGCATTAGCGGTCGCATTCGATTGTGAATTATTACGATTCAATCGGATAGTATTTGCGATATGTGTGTTTAATGATTTATTGTTTCTTATTTTAGCTTGAATTTCAGTAAGTAATCTTTCAGTATCTTCTTTCGATAAGCTTTTATGAATATTTGATAAATAACCGTCAAATTTTACGATTTGGTCTAAAAGACTCTTGCTATTTTTCTCTTGGGCTTTCTTATTTGATTCTTGAGCCTCTCGCTGTTCCTTATTCTTCTTCATTTTGTTCAACTCTTCTTGGAGCTCATTCTTTTCAGCAATCAATTTAATTATTTTATTAATTAATTCGCTCAATGTTTTTTTAGCAGATGCGATTTCTGGAATATTTTTGCTAACAGAATTTGTTTTACCATTTTTTTTATTGGATGAACCAAATATAAAATCGACAACTGTGCTCATTTATTTAAATGAAGATTTTAATTTTAGATTATAAAAATAAAACAGATTAGATGAATTTCTTCCGCTTAAGAATGATAAAAATTTTGGGGTGAGACTGTTTTGGTGGTTGTCTCCGAGATTCTAATGAGGTCTGAACATTCTTTACAAAATTGCGAATGTTTCTTCTTTGGAATTGTTGAGTTGGCGCAGTGTTATATTGAAAAATATTTTGTTTTTGTTTTTTAATATTCTGAGTGTTAGAATTAACTTTCATTTGTTGGATATTATGATTCTTTTCTTCTAATTTCTTCTTCAAAGATTTAACCGCATATTTCAATAGTTCATTTTCAAGAACAATCTCTTTTATTTTATCAATATGGTTGATTAATTTATTCTTTAATGCCATGTTTAATAATAATATTTATAATATTATTATTTTTATGATTTTCTATTTATTAATTATTTTAATTTTTTTGTATTATATATCGAATCACTATTTCAAAAAACACTTTTGGTATAATGTATATAAACAACTTAATATAACTGACCATTTTTACACAGATAAAGAATTCAGTTCCATAATTGAAACCCAAATTAATCTTATTAATCTAAATGAAGCAGTTAGTTTATACAAATCATATTTTCCAGCTTCGTTTACAATTACTGAGAATACTATTAAAAATTACTTTAAAAAAATGGAGAAACCCACTTTTATTTATAAAAGCGGACCCAACAATTTAATAGGAGGGGTCTTTAACTCAATTAACACCGTCATTTATAAAAAAGAAGAATATAAATCTAATTTTGTAGATTACGCAGTTGTTCATTATAAAAATCGCAACCAGAATATATTTCAATCGCTAATGAATTCTATTTCTAAATATACAAATTTAAATAAAGCGAAATATATTGTTTTTAAAATAGATATGAACCCAATTCCATCATTTCAAGGCTACAATTTTATATCTAATTATTATTATTTGTTGAAAAAAAATATAAATTATTCAATAAAAACTGCTTTGGTCCAGAAGAAAAATATAGAGGAGCTTGATATTGAAAAAATTAATAAATCACTTTCGTCGTTGAAATTTTTTCCATATTTATATAAAGATACAACTTTCGCAAATACTCTCGTTAATGACGATGAAAATATTACGCTTTTTGTTGATAGCAAACTTATTATGAATTTCAAGAGACACTCTCGCAACCATATTGAGTTATTATATATATTTGAGCTTGATAAAATAGATATAATCGAATATTGTAAAATGGGCCTTCAATATATGAAAGAAAATGAGTCATTTGATAGAATAACTGTTGATTCCATTGGATTTAATACGAAAATAGTTGAATTATTTGAAAAGACACATATAACCTATCATTATATACTTGGATTAGAAGAAAAATTGGATGCGAAAGATTTCTATTATTATTTTTAATTTTTTATAGGGTTGTTTTTTGAAAACCACCAAAGTTACTAGAAGAAACTAACTTGTAATCCAAATTGGGATCTGGTTTTAATACTGGTGGTGGAGGTCTTGGAATATAAATCAGATTGTTTGGTTTTAATATCATTCCACCATTTTTGAATCGAAGCAAATAATCATACATAAAATCATTCTTTGGTTCTTCTTTTTTAGTAGGTGTTGCTGGTGCAGGTGTCGTCGATTTTGCTGGTTCTTCTTTTGGTGCCTCGTAGTTCTGCCAGTTCATAAAAGTCATAGATATTCCAATCTCAAAATTATATGAAGTATCATAATTTTTGGTGTCTATTTTCATTATTTTTTCATTTTCAGGATTCGTATCATTTTTTTTAATTACTGCTACCAAATTATACATTGTTTGGTTCAAAAGAATATCCTTACTAACTGCGACTGTTTTTATTCCACCGTATTGAAGAGTATTATTTGTAATAGTGTGTAAAATGACATTAGATTCCGCGGGGGCCATTACGCCGTTTATAATTTCATTAAGCATAGGGTCTAATGGTTTCCGATTAGTCATAAAGATGACTTTATCCATAGCTTTTCCAATTGGGATATTCCCTAAATTAACACGTTGGAAGCCGTAATACTTATCAAGAAATCGCTGTGCCAGTATTTTACGAATAATATTGAACATTTTATTTTCGAAGTTTTGGTCCGGTAAAAATTCCATATTTAAATAAATGAAGAATGGAGTATTAATTTTTGTCCATGCTAAATCATACACGATTTTCAAGCAGTTTTCAAAAATTAAGTAATGTTTATTTTCAATTGGTTTTTGGTCTTTTGTTTCTTTAAAATATGTTAATTTACCATCGACTACATTCCCTACAATTACTTTTGAATTTTCTAAATATTGACTAATTCCAGAATGAAAAATGTCTAAATTTATTACGCGAGCGCCATTTAATATAACACTTCGAATCGAATTATAACTTACAACATCATCTGTATAACCACAAGGAAGATATGATTTATAAGAGGAAGCGTAGAAAAAATCGCGCAATCCGTAATATTTCTTTTGATTATAATATTGATTTAAATATATTCCATTCTCTGGAATTGGGAGTTGATTCATATTGAAGTAATTTTTATATACTTCTAATCCGAGATTTATTCTATCTTCTGCGCTTTTTCCTCCTGTTGAATCCGCTTCATCTTTTTTTAATTTTTGAGAGGCATAAATAATAAAAAATATTATTATTCCAATTCCAATCAGACAACAAATAATAAAAATAATTTTTCCTATTTTTGAGCCAGAATTTATACCTTGATTTGTTATATTTTGTCTTACAAATTCTCCTACACTATTATTCATTATACTATTTATTCATTAGAAAAATAATCGAGGACATTTTTCTTATTCTTCATATTTTATTTATTTTTAGTTAAATAATAAAAATTAAAATGATTAATTATAATATGAAAAAAATAATGATTACAGGAGGAGCTGGATTTATTGGTTCAAACCTTTGTTTTTTCCTTATTTCAAATTTTCCAGACACTTATGTAATATGTATTGATAATATGATTACTGGTTCAGTTGATAATATTCGTGAATTATTATTTCCACCACATCCAAGATTTAAACTAATCATTCATGATATCAATTATCCATTTAATGATATATTAGAAAATGAAAAAATTGACGAAATTTATCATTTAGCCTCAATTGCTTCTCCCGAAAAATATAAAAAATATTCAATGGAAACATTACTAACATCAATAAATGGAACACAGCGTGTTTTAGAATATTGTTTGATAAATAATTCAAAAATGTTATTTACATCTACAAGTGAAGTATATGGCGATCCACTAATTCATCCTCAACCAGAAGAATATAATGGAAATGTAAATACAGTCGGCGAGAGGTCATGTTATGATGAAGGAAAGCGTGTAGCAGAAACGTTGATATATGAATATCGGAAAAAATATAATCTAAATATAAAAATAGCAAGATTATTCAATACATATGGTCCAAAAATGGATTTATATGATGGTCGTGTTATAACAAATTTTATAAAACAGATAAAAAATGATAAACCGGTTCAAATATATGGAGATGGTTCTCAAACACGTTCATTTTGTTATATTGATGATATGATTACTGGATTAGTATCATTTATGAATATTGAAGAAGATGTATATTCTCCTATAAATATAGGTAATCCAAATTGCGAATTTACAATGAATGAACTTGTTTCCGTATTCAATAAAATAATATCAAAAAATATTGAGATTGAATATTTGCCAAAAACACAGGATGACCCAATGTGTCGTAAACCAATTATTGATAAGGCGGAAAAATTATTTAATTTTACATGTTCAACAAATCTTGAATATGGATTGAAACAATTATGGAATTATTTTTCTGAAAAATAATCGAGGACATTTTTTTTATTGGTTCGTTTTTGATTTACTTTTGGTAAATATTCTTTTAAAAAATCCATTTTATTCTCAACCTGACTCATTTTCATCACTTCTTTTGTATCCTGTTTATTATGATATTCATTATATAATCCTAAATAGTGTTTGTCATTATCTGTGTCAATATTTATATTTTTGTAAAATTGGTTCGTATTTAAACTTGTAAATATTTCCAGTTTCGATATTTTTCTGGTTGTATTTATTTTTATAGGGGATAAAGAGATTAGAAGTGAAACTGCAACTATTCCGGCCCGATTTTTAATATCCTCTTTTTTATAATAGAAAATGTTCGTTAATGATTTAAGAATTGGTTTATTTATATAATTATTTTTTTCGCATTTCTGCCAGATTTTATCCCAGATAAATAGTATCCAACTCATCTTTTTACCAATTAATGCTCCATATTTCGATGTTATTTTATAATTCATATCGACATATTTTTTTTCAATTGATTCTATTTTTAATAACCATAACAACCAATAAACTATTTTTTCGACGTTTTTTCTATTTATAAATAGACTAATATTAGTATTTAAAATATCGATTTCCATTTTTAGGAAGAATAAGATTTCACGGATTCCACGGGACATAAGAAGTGAAAATTGTGTATGATTATCATCTTCAACATATGGGAATTCAGTTAAATTACAATGAATAAGATAAACTTCTTCTCTATTACAGTTTTTTTCGAGGCGAACATTCAACTTTTGTTGTTTTCCTTCTATAAATTTAATGAAAATTGATGAATAAATATTCCGGATTTCATTTGAATTTATGAGGGCGTCATTCCTATATTTCTTTTTTGTTGTGTCCGAAATCATATTGAATTTTTGGAGGATAACATCTATAAATGAAGCGACTGATATATTTAATAAAAGATTGTTAGCGTAAAATGAAATTATAAATGCGTGTAAATCGGAATAATAAGATGAACTATGTATTTCTGCTATGATTCCCATCATGACTTCTGTGTTTTTTTCTATAAGATTTTTTTCAAGATATGGAATTAATTGTTGTTTTTTGAAATCGGAATAACTTTTTTTAGAGCATTTCTTATATTTTATACCAAATGGAATTATAACATCCATAATATAGCGAAATAAAAAAATTATCTCTTAAATAACTAATGAACTGCGCCCCCGCAAATAAATCGAAAGACCACACATGTTATTCAAAAGACCAACTTATAAAAATTGCGTTATCATTGAATCAGAAAAAAAATGCGGATATTAGCTTGAAAAAATCTAAAAATGCTTTGTGGGAATCAATCAGAAAAACTTTATTTCCTGTATGTACAACTGAATGGTGTTGGTTGGACCATGTAGATGCGGATAAAAAGATGAAAGAAGAAACATTTCGTCCTGCTATGCCAATTGAGTGGGTGAAAAATAAATACGAGTGGTTAAGCACACCTGATATTAGTGAGGTTATGATTCAATACGAAAAGGAATATAATAATTTTCGTTTTTTTGGTCCTGTTCCCGTAGATTGCCCAAAAGATATTTATTGTGAGTTGACTGATTTAGATATTAAAGGATTGAAATCGAAAGGGGTTGATTATATAGGAGTTGTTTTCAATTTAGACAGACACGACCAGAGTGGAAGCCACTGGGTTGCTCTTTATATAAATATTCCCAAGAGTTTAATTACATATTATGATAGCACTGCGAGTCAACCTCCTGAAGATATAAAATATTTTATAAATATGGTCGGAATAAAATTGGGTAATCATACTTATGAATATAATAAGAAGAGACATCAATATGGAGGAAGTGAATGTGGAATGTATTCAATGAATTTCTTAATAGAGAGTTTAAAAGGAAAAACACTGAAAGATATTGAAAGCAAGGCTATAACTGATAGGGAAGTGAATCTTTTGAGAAGCTATTTATATCGCCCTCCTAAAAAAATGGAATCTCATATCGGGGGACAAACCGGAGGAGGAAAAAAAAAGAAAATTATGGATAATGATAAACAAGAAAAAAAGAAGATTCCAAAAACAGATAAAAAAGAAAAAAAGAAAGTTCCAAAAAAGAAAATTATGGCTAAGGATAAACCAAAAAAATAATTTATTCAATTAAATAATGTCGGATAAATCTGAACAATTAGTAATTGTTTTGGAAGAAGCGCCCGTTGCGATTGAAGAAGCGCCCGTTGCGATTGAAGAAGCTCCCGCTGGAATTGAAGAAGCTCCCGCTGGGATTGAAGATGCGCCCGTTGCAATTGAAGATGCGCCTGATGTGATTGAAGATACGCCTGCTGTGATTGAAGAAGCTCCTGCTGGGATTGAAGAGGCTCGTCCAGTTAAAGAATTAATTTCATATTTTGAAAAATGTTTGAATGATTCGATAAAAATGGAAAAAGAAAATATTGATATTAAACAGATGGAAGAAAAAGAGAAAACTCCTGAACAAATTATAATGAGTGTTTTAGAAGAATTAAAAAATCAAAAAATAAAATTAGAGAATGATACAAATTATGAAAGTGTAATTCAAGAAGTCATGAATATTTATTCAAATAAGAACATAACATCAAAAAATATTGATGAAATTTATAAAAAATTCAATATACAAGCAATAAAGAATGAAAAAATAGATTTAGTTTATTTTTATATTGATTACAACGATATACATTATTCTAAAAAAATAAAAGATGAAATAGAAACAAAGGCGATTCTACATAAAATTGAGATGAATAAAACAATCCAGAGAATGATACGCGCAGAACTAAAAAAAGAGAAGAATAGTAATTACGATTTTTTTATTAATTTAGAGAAAACGCGGTCTTCCGTAAAAGGTATTGGAAATATTTATATTATTACACCAACACCATTTATATTAAATGGGACATTCGATTCAAAAATTAAGATTGTCCCATTACATAATTTAGTATCCAATGAATTTTATGAATCATATGTCTATCCAAGTGATATTTTACGTTTTATTAATAAAATAGATGGATTATCAGATTTATTCTTTTTTGGAAATTCATCACAGTTTATATGTAATCCATTGAAAAAAGCGAATGTTTATAATAAAGATATACCAATCGCACATCTGATCAAAAAAGATTTAGAAGAGACTAAAAAGAAAACAATTAAGAATTTCAAGGAGTATAATGCAGTTCAACAATTTTATGAAAAATTTGGAATATTGATGAATTATTCATGCGTTGATAAAATATCTCTTATTCGGAAAGATGTTATTAATATGACAAATGTTATTTTTGAGAATAAGATTGATGTTGATTATAAGTTATTACAGTATCTTGTTGGAGGGGCCTTTAAATTATATGAAATTGACAACACAGAAAACCCACGTATCAGCGGATTTTTATCAGATTGCCCAAAGAATCCCTATGAAAAAATGACAATTATTAAATTTGGACAGTTTGATTATTTTACATTAAACGGAATTAATGAAAGTTATATTCCATATTATGCGTATAGTATGATTTCCAAAAATGAAATTCATAATGTTTATATAATGGGTGATACTTTACGATATTCGGCCTTTGATTTTATCAAAAAACTGGGAGATAATGTAAAAAATAAAACGATTAAATATGTTGATAAAGTTGAGAATGATGTATTTGATGAATCACTATATATTGTCGTTGGAGGTGGTCTTGATAAATATAATATTATGAACAGTGTAATTATTGAAATTGATGAGAAGATATTAGAAAAATCAATCCCAGATATTTTATATTTCATGAATGTTAATATGACGCAATTTAAAAAATTTCAGAATGCTGGATACAATATCTCTGAAAAATACTTGAATGGATATATTAAAATACACTATCCTCATTCAGTAATAAAGAAGCTGGAAAAGGAAACTAAAATCCCCTATTTTAAAATACTTAACATGAAAGCGGAAGATGAGGTTAAAAATAATAGCATTAAGTATGAATGCATTCGGGATGAAGAAGAATTGCTCTAAGAAAAAATGATTTAAAAATAGTTTCATTTCTATAAGTTATAAAAATGAGCCTTCTAAAAAAAATTAAGGAAAACATTTCTAAAAGAGAAGATGAAGCAGAAGAAGTCAGTCATGATGAAGATGATTTCGTTGAAATTCCAACAATGCTTCCTAGTTTTACATTCTATGGTCATAATTGGGTAGTTGCCCCATTTATGAGTGAAATATTCAAAGGGAGATTTGATTTAATTCCAGTTGAGTGTGTTTTAACAATGTATATTCTACGTTGCTATAATATATGCTATTATGTCGTATTGGATAATAATGATACAGGAAATGATTTCTCAATTTACGAGTTTGAGTGGATTGGGGGCGACGGGGAGCGAACACCGAGTGTGAGTGAACACGGTTCGCATGAAAACGGACACGGGGAGCGAACACCGAATGTGAGTGAACATGGTTCGAATGAAAACGGGGAGCAAACACCGAGTGTAAGCGAAAATGGAGAGCACGGACACAAAGAAAAACAAGAAGAGAAGGACCCAGAATTTGTTGAATACGCTACAAATATGACAGCGCTGGATGCTGGTAAATTCCTTCGTGATAGAATATCAGAAGGTTATTATATATATATTCAAGAACGTTTCTAAAAATTGATGGTAAAAACATAATATCTTTTTATGATTTAGAAGTTTCAAGATGTATCGTCAACAACAACAAGAACAAGAAACATCCGGTATCTACATGGGAGAGCTTCCAAATGGTAGTTTCTACATTGGAACTGAACTACCGGATGGTGGTTTTGCGACTGACGCCGGAGACAATAAAGGACCATTTGGTGGTTCAATTGGATCTACTGGACCTACAGATATTCAAGGGAATACCGGCGAAACTGAACCACAAGGAACACTTAGAAATACTGGATTCGATTGTATCCAAGGAAACGCCGGTGCAACTTCCTCAGAAGAAACTCGTTTTATTCGTATTGGTGATCTGGTTATAGATAGACGGACTGGTTTACCTAAAGTATGTGAAAAATGCAATAAATGGGTCTTCGACCCTAAAAAACATATTTCTGATGAAGATCAAGATGATGATGATAGACAACCAACTTTACCACCACCACCATGTGGAGATGATGTCCCACAACTACGTATGTGTAATGCTTGTAGTTATTGGGAACTTCCTGGTAGTTGGCATACTGATGATCTGAGGAAAGAGTGTCAACCAGCTGTTTTTGGTTGTAGTCACCGTATAGGAGGTTATGTTGATTTCGACGGAAATAAAGTTATCGTGGTCCATTCAGAAAAAGAACCTGTTTATTTACACGATCTTCAATGTTATCGGAGTAATTGCTTAACATGTGGATGTGTAGTTCATCAGGAATCTGTGAATTTTGCATGTTATTGCAGTGAGCATGATAAACATGGTTGTCATTCCCCCTTAAAAAATTAAAATAAAAGAAATTTTATTTTTATAAATCTAATCAATATTTCTTAGTTTAAAAAACTTTGTAATAATATATTATAATAATATGTCTTATTTAAATCAAGAAAATGTTTATTCAGTCGCTTCTGTTATATATAGCAACATTAAGCAACAGTATGGAGTAAATATAGAAGGGTATTATTTAGAAGATATTCAAAAAGTAATGGGTAAATTATTCGAAAAAAACAAGGACAAATTCGGTAAAAATCCAAGACAAGTTAGTCAAGCACTCAATAAAAAAACGGTCGAGTTGGTTCTTCCGCAAGTCGTCCGAAATATACAAGAGGGCTCCCTGAATAAAACACAAAATGTAATATTTAAGCCCGAAGAAAATCCAATGGATGCTTTCGAGCGCTTGAAGAAAGAGCGTGAGCGCGAGGGACAATCCGTCAGGCCCGAGCCGTCCCAGAATTATTCAGCTCCACTTCAAAATCAAAAGAATATTTACAGTGGAAATAATTATCAAAATCGGGATACGACATATGAGAATCAATTGCTAATGACGAAAGAGACTATGAAAGAGATTGAGCCAGATATTGGAGCAACTCGTTTTATGGAAGGAAAGCCCATCGGAAACCAGCGCCAGAACTTTATTCGTGATGATGGCCCCTCTAATAATCCAACCCTTTTTTCGAACCTCAATCCCATTAATAATTTAGAGGACGCCGAAGGAGGGGATACACTCGCATCCCTATTCAAATCAACCGCAAATTTGCGAGGTGAGAACACGACCCGCGAGTTCGAGAACAACGACGTTTCCGACCGTTTTTCCAAATTACGGACTCAGTATAAGCAGGACGGGAAGCTCGATAGACCACTGGACGCCTCTAATAAGGTTGAAGACGTCATTGGAAAGAGGTTGAGCAATCCATCACAAATGACTACAAGCGCAGTGAGAAATTATGATTCCGCTGTTAGCGGTGAGAAACCGATTATGGAGACTTTTTTAGTAAATGAGAAGCCGGAGCGAATTGCGGAAGAGAACCGCCGAAATGCAGAGAAGGAGCTGATATTGAGTAATCAACTGAGCAACAATGCATATTTGAATTACGGGCTCATTCCCCCCGAAAAGATGAACTATCAGACGCGCAAATATTATATTACGGTGGATAGTCTTCAACGTGATTTGGAGATTTATCCGTTCCCTACGAATTTTCAGGTCCGATTTGAGCAACCCGATGAGGTCGTGGAAGTCCCATCGTATTTGAATGCGAATGGCGTCGTTATTTATAAGCAGGCCGTCGTTTATCAGAATGTTGGTGGAAAGGGCGCCAAGTTGGAGAATATTTATGAGAATATTGTAGAGTTGAAGTGTTTGGATGCGCAAATTCCTCTGGATACTATTTATGTAGGAGGTTCGCCCCCCTATGATTTCAATGGTCCTAAAATTGATGAGAATAAGTTGGTCCCCAATCAGTTTCCATCATATCCTTATGGCCCAATATATCAGGAAAATTATGGAATTAATGTGGATGTTTTGGATGAGCCGTATTATTTTTTGGTTGTGGATGAGATTGATGGGGCCTATGATGGGACGAGCTTTGCTTCGAGGAGGGCGTTAGCCAAGTTGAACTACGATAAATTGTATGGTGTTACGAAGAAGTTCGTCGGTTTGAAGACGGTTTCCTATGAGGGAAAAACATTTTACCCGACGACACTTGCGAAATTATCGCAGATGACACTCCGATTGGTTACGCGATTTAACCAGTTGTTGAACGTTGGTATTGACAAGGTTTATATTAAGTCAATTGAGCAGGGCGAAGAGGTCGTGGGGGACCGCTATTGTCCCCTACCAGCGGGTAGTCATTTGACGAAGATAACCGTCATCGCGGAGGACCCGTCATATGGTGGTCAGAAGATATGCGCGACAGGAAACTTTCCGGGCGACCGTATATTGTTTTATAGTATATTTGCGTGCGACCCTGTATCAAACTATATTAAATTGAATGACGATATCTATATTAATTTTGGAACATATCCAGTCGTTTATTTTTATATGATGTATGATGGGGTTGAAAAGAGGTTAGATATAAGACCATTTTTGTCGGTGGGTGATTTGATTGTTATCAACTCTAAGTATATTTTTGACATTGAGAATATTGACACTAGTGGTATTTATGTTAAACTGAAACCGAGAATGGAATTTGACCCGACGAGCCCTATTACAGCGAAAGGGTTCGTAAAGGTTCGTAAATACGGGAATAACGATCAGGACCGGTTTTGTTTCCTTGCTCAAAATGGACAGCGCGTAGGTGGTGAACTGACGGAGCAACTCACTTTTCAGGTGTTGTATCCATTCGAGAATATACCGGACTATTTGAGGTCCCCGCCGTATGGGTTTTATAGACCTTATGAGGCCTTTTATATTCAGGCGAAGAAGCAGATTTCTTATACATTTGAGGTTACGCAGGTTGAGCAGAATATGGAGAAATTGGATTCTCGTGTTATTCCAAGAGGATAAATAAAATAATTTTATTATATAACAATAAATGAATGATTATTGTTATACATATGAAGTATTAAAAAGTGGTCGGCCGATGTTTCCGATGATTGATTGTGTCTACGTTATGATAATGAACAACTCTAAGTATGAGGCGCGCGTCAGAGACCAACTTGCAAAATACCCACTGGGTCAGCGTATTCTTCTTCAAAAGAACGCCGGATTTAAGCGTTGTCGGAAGTCAATTGCACGACAGGACACCGTCGCCGATTTAGTCGATAGCAATTACACATTTTTGATGAACGCAATCCAGAATAATTACCGGCGGATTTTAGTATTAGAGGAGGACTTCATAATTAGCCCTAAGTTGGGTGATAAGGATGTAATACACGATATTCAATCATTTTTAACAGTTCATGAGCCAGAAGCTTTATTATTGGGGAGCGTCCTTTGGAGAACGGGGGCTATGGTCGAAAATTTTAAAGAAGTCGAAATAAAATTGGGGACTCATGCCATTATTTATAATAATGTTGGGATTCAAAAATTGTATAATTTGCTCACGCGGAAGATGAATACTTTGATTGATGTTGATATTTTGACAAATGATTATTTAAAAATGTATTCTTATAAATTACCGCTTATTATTCAAGTTTTTGGGGGGACGGAAAATCAACATAATTGGGGAATACATATTCGCGATAAAAAAAAGAGGGAGCGCTCTATTAAAATGTATTTGTGGTTTTTGGGAACATTGGGGTTCAGTCATCAAGATAAGATATGGGATGCGTATGATTTAAACTATAAGGTCCATTTCGATGGAAAATTTGTTATATTACAACTAATACTAAATTTCATAAGTTATTATAGTAATAAATATGGAAATAAATAAATAAATAAATAAAAATTGAAATAAATTTTAGATTTATTTTTAGGAATTAAATTTGTAAAAATGTCAAAATTATTAAATACAAATAAAAATACACCAAATCCAGACCTAAAAGATTTGGATTTGGATGATGCTTTGGCTTCACTTGGCTTTGGTTTAAAAGAAACATGCCAAGGAATTGCTATGAAGTTATTCGATAAAGGAGTTTCGTGTCTTGATGACTTACATCGCGTATCTGAACAAGATGCGCGTGAAATTCTTTCAAGTGCTGGACTGAACAAGATTCAAGAGGACAGAATCATCAGTGCGATTCAAGGAATTCCTTGTCATATTGTTGAACCTCCAAAGCTTCTTGAACCAGAAGGAAGAAAATGTTTTCTTATGGATAGTTCTACATCAGTTCAAGGTGATACTAACTACTTTAAAAATCTTAAAGAGATTATTTCTGGAAGTAATGATAAAACAAGTGTATATGTTCAATGGGATAGTATAGCACAATGTTGCTCACGTTCTCAAATGGATGAATGGATTACTTCAAGAAAAGGATATCGAGCAACTGATCCTATACATTCAGTTCCACATATACCAAACGATTTTGGTGAAAAAGACACGATTATTATGGTGTCTGATGGACAAATTCCTTCATCGAGTGCTCAAAGTTTCTGTCAAGAAATGAATACTCGATTTCCTTTTGGATGTAAATTCAAGCAAATTCAGGTCATTTTGATTAATACAGGTGGTTCAATTGACAAATCGATTGTTTCTGCTTTTACAAAATATGACTGTCCATTTGTATTGAAAATCTATGAACAGAATGGTTCCCTGAAATCACAAGAAGAAGAAAACTTTTTTAGATTGTTTGACAAGCTTCGTGATATGGATAATCTTTCTGATTTTACGCCTGAACTTAGAAGGTCTATTCATAATCTTGCACTTGGTTGTTCTTCAACTGACCGGATAGTTGTAGATCTTCGCTCTGAAATTAAGCGACTTATGCGCAAATTTCAAGAAGAGTTAGACAGAGCTCCCACAGCAGGAAATCCAACTCTTGATGAATTTACAGCTGAGACCGGAAAAGAAAATCTATCGATTTCTGTCTTGAAGAAATGCGTTAATAAGATGAATTCTGATTTTCACTTGAAAAAAGCGACTGCTGGGAATCCACTTCTGATTCTTATTCAAACTGAAAGCGACCTTACACATAGATTGCTTGATTTTGGAATTAACTCCGGATTACACAATTCGGGGGGTGGCGTTTCTGGTTTGGCTGTTGCGAACGCAAGTGTTGCGGAAGAAGTCAATATTGATACTTGCGCAATGGAGGATTCTTGTAATTTTGAGGACCCCATTTTGAAAAGTCTTTCATTTGATTTTGAGGATCCTATTTCTGGAGAACTTACAATTGCGATTGTTCCAATTAAACAAGGTGATTCACTACTCCCATCAGGAAATATTTCTCAGATAAGGAAATTTCCGATGTTATTAGGAGTTGATGATAAAAACTTTATGGCTCCGATTGGATTTGATGGATTTGATGGAATGATTCAACATTCACAATCAAGTGGATTGAATCTTTCGCATCCTCTTACAAGAATCAGAATACGTGATACAGGAATCCTTATATTTCCGAAAAAAGCGACTGATGAGCAAAAAGATAACATCGTAAAATTCAATAATTCTGCGATTGCGAAGCTGTTGTTCAATGGAAAGAAGATTGGCGACCCCAACCTTTTCTACTTCTGTTTCGCCCTCCGTATGTTGTCAGTCTCATTTCTTCAAGAGTTCAAGCCTCAAATTGAGGAAGAAATCCGATGGAGATTGAAGAACTCGATGACTTATGCGACTTTGTGTGGCCCATCAACAGAGTTTCCTCACGACAAGATGAGCATTCTAAATGCGCTTATTTTCACTGTTTTGTCTGCGTGTGTTTGTGAAACATCCGC